ACAACACAGCTAAGTATGTAGAACTGTCTGTGGAGGACTTGCGGACGCGGGTTCGATTCCCGCCGGCTCCACCATAATTTGAAATCCCAACCCTTATCGGTTGGGATTTTTTTTGCCCGGAGCGCCAGTGTTGGCGCGGTTCCGGGCCATTGCCTCGCGCGCGGCACACCCACGACTTCGCCAGTTCCTGCACTTTTTTAGCCTCTCTCCTCGCTCTTTTCTCTGTTTGCCTCGCGAGCGCTTTCGACCCCATATCCAGCATTCATGCGGGTTTGCGGGGTGCGGGTTGGGAATGGCAACTGCTGTACCGGCGGCGACTGAGAACCAAGAAGGCGTAAAAAAACCGCCCGGAGGCGGCGGCTGGCACAAGGGTGTCGGTTCACGCCGTGGGCGCGAGCACCCTGATCTGGTCTTTCCACACAGTGGGCCACGGGCAGCGCATCAATTGTTCCAGCGCCGTTTCCGACGTACCGACCAACTGCTCGACGACCGCCGGGGCCAGCAAGGTCAGCCGCATCAGGCGGCGCACCTGCGTCACGTTGATCTCCTCGGCTTCCGCGATCTCGGCCACCGACCCCACGCGTTGCTCATCCAGCAACCGCTGCCAGTGATAGGCCAGCCCGAGGGCGCGCAGCAGTGCTGTGTCTTGCACCGACTCGCGGGCCTGCCGCTCCCGGCGTGCCTCTTCCATGAATTCCTGCGGCGCATCCAGCGGCGTGATGATCTGCTTCTTCAAGCCCCGCTTGACCAGCGTCCAGGGCACGAAAGTCTCCAACTGGACGCCACCTGCGGGTGACGGCAATTGGTAGGTGACCGCGTCACCCTGGTACCGACCCCGGTGCTTCTTGCTCATACATCCTCCTTAAAGCGTTGCACGATCTGGCGTTGCGCCACCCAATCTACCGGCACCGGGTTTCGCTGGAACCAGATCAGGTTCATTCGGCGCGGCTGCCTGCCGGTCATCAACAGTTCGATGATGTCGGGCGCGAGCAGGGTCAGGCGCATCAGTTCGTTGGGTACGGACGGATGCAGGCCTTCTGCACGAGCGATGTCCGACCCGCTTTCCATTGCCCCGGTATCGACCAGTTGCTGCCAGTAAAAGCCCCGCGCCAGACCTTCCAGCAGCGTCACGTCGTGGACGTGTCGGTCATCCGTGACCACACGACGTGCCCCCTTGCGGCGAAACGCCAAGGGCACGAAGGTTTCCAGTGAGTCGTCCATCAGGCTTCGACCTCCAGCAATTCGGCACCAATGCCGCTCGGCGCGAATTCTTCGATCAGCGCATTCCAGCCAATCTCTCGCCATTTCACCTTGATGCCCTGAACCTCACCGGTGTGGACAAGGTCGATGCGTTCGATCATCAGATTCGCAATTCGATGGCGCTCTGCCGGAAACAGTTGCTCCCACACGTCGTTCAACCGTCCCATCGCCATTACCGTGGTCGCCTCGTCAATCTGGGCCCCATTTCGCTGGATGAAGCGCACCACCGATGCAATGGACTCCGGGCTGGTCAGCACGGTGCGGATCTGTCCGATCACCGCCGCTTCAATTTCGGGAGCAGGCAGGCGCTCGTAAGTTTTGCCCGGTGCGCCAAAGCGGCTCTCCGACTTGGACACGTAGTAGTGGTACTTGCGCCCGTTCTTGCGCGAGTAGGTCGGGTACATCCGCTCGCCCGATGGCGCGTAAAGTAGGCCGCGCAGCAGCGCATCGGTGCGCGATCTGATCTTGGTTTCCACCGACCGGGTGTGACCATCCTTGGCCAGCACCTCGTGAACACGATCCCACAGACCTTGGTCGATGATGGCCGTGTGGACGCCGGGGAACCACTTGCCCTTGTGGGAAATCTCGCCAAGGAAGATGCGGTTGCGCAGCAGTTTGTGCAGGTACTTTTTGTCGATCTGCGTCCCGTTGCGGATCTGGCCGTCCTGCGTTGTCCATGCTTTGGTGGTGATGCCTTCGGCGGTCAGGTTGGCGGCAATTTGCGTCGGCGCGCCGATGGTCAGCATCTCCTCGAAGATGCGGCGTACCACCGCAGCCTCGGTTTCGTTGATGACCAGCAGACGATTCTCGACGTTGTAGCCCAGTGTCGGCACGCCGCCCATCCACATGCCTTTGCGTTTTGCCGCCGCGATTTTGTCCCTGATGCGCTCGCCGGTGACTTCGCGTTCGAACTGGGCGAAGGACAGCAGCACGTTCAGCATCAACCGCCCCATCGAGGTAGTGGTGTTGAACTGCTGGGTGACCGACACGAAGGAGACGCCGTGGCGCTCAAAAACCTCGACCATCTTGGAAAAGTCGGCAAGGCTGCGCGTGAGTCGGTCGATCTTGTAGACCACGACGATGTCGACAAGACCGCGCTGAATATCGGCCAGTAAGCGTTTCAGCCCGGGGCGATCCGTGTTGCCCCCGGAAAATCCGGGGTCGTCGTAGTCGTCGGCTACCGGAATCCAGCCCTCGGCACGCTGGCTGGCAACGTAGGCGTGGCCAGCTTCCCTCTGGGCATCGATGGAGTTGAATTCCTGATCCAGTCGTTCGTCTGATGACACCCGGCAGTAGACTGCGCAACGTTTGCGGGGCTTGCTGCTGGCGATTTGCACAGGGTCGTTCATTTCGCACCGCCTTTCGCCAAGCCAAAGAACAAGGGCCCAGACCAGCGCGCGCCGGTGATGTACCGCGCCACTGCGGTCAGACTCTTGAATGGGCGGCCCTCGTATTCAAACTGGCCAGTGGCAGACACTGTGACTTTGTGTTCCCGCTCGCCCCATTCGCGCAGCAACACCGTGCCCGGCGCAAAGTTGAACTCGCGGGGCTTGGCACGCTGCTTGATCTTGGAATGCTTCGCGCCAATGGCCTCCAGCCGCTGGCGGGTGGCGACAGCGAGGCCACCGAATGCATCCTCCTGCAGTTTGTAAGCGACGCGGGATTCAACGTGAGTGCGGTTTGGATAAGCCGGTCGGCGGGTGAAGTACCGATCCCACAGTGTCCAGAGTTCGGCCATCGGCAGGCACGACAGGTCGGAGATGCGCGCGGCGATGGATGCTTGTTTTTCGTTCATGACAACCTCTTTTCTTGATAAGGGGTTGTATGAACGCGCTGGTCGGGCAGTAAGCCAAGGCCAACATCTCTCTGTTTGACGGCCTGCGCAAGCTGGGTGCGGACGATGGCGGCCGCAAGGATTGTCGTGATCTCGGCAGCGCGGGCGCTGGCCGACATCTCTGACGGAGGATTGATTTCGATGTTGTTCATGACGGCTCCGGGGAATAGCAACTGTCATGAATATTGAGCGCGATCCTCCGAAGAGGATGGCAACGCAGGGTAATCGCGGTCATTTCTTGCGGTCGCAGTGATTCGTAGATTGCGCGTTAACAAAACAGTTGACGGTCGTGGTTGTTGTCTTTATGATTGAGTCAATTAACTAATCACGCAACTGGGTTACATCATGGGTTTTGGAACCTACATCAGACAAAAACGGGACGCGAAGGGTATTGCGATGAACGACTTCGCGCGCCAACTCGACATCTCACCGGCCTACTGGTCGCGCATTGAGCGCGAGATGGAAAAGCCGCCCAAGGACGAACTGATCCGCAAAGCCGCAGAAATTCTTGGTGAGAACCCCGACGAGGCCTTCATCGAAGCCAGTCGCCTCCCGCCGGACATGCGAGAGGACGTGGGCGATATCGTTCGGATGTATCGCAAACGCGCGACGGGAGAGAAATGAATGCCGGAGTTGACTCTCGCCTACCGGTGCTGCGACCGGAAACTCCCTCGCTACATCAAACATTCTGAAGTCGAAGGCATTGCAGTGCTGGCTCGCCAGCAACTGGTTGATGCCAACACCGATGCCATCTCGCTGTCAGTGTTGCGCGACATCAGCAGCCTGAAAATCAACGGCATCCGGTTCGACTTGTGGGTCGACACCGAGCACGCCGTCAACGACGACGAGGGAAACCCGGTACTGGGTGTTTGCGAGTTTGATCCTGCGGCATCAATGGATGCCACAGTACTGTCAGTGTCTCCTGTCAGTGAAACAACAACTGAAGAGCTGGTACTCAGCACTTTTGCCCACGAGCTTGGCCACGCCATTTTTGATGCCCCGAGCTGGATTGCCGCTGCTGCTCAAGGCCCCGGCCTGTTTGACGACCCTTCGGAGCTTGCACGTAAGGCCTACCGAACCGAGACTCGTGACGCCGAGCACTTGGCAAAACAGCCAGAACCAAGCGCAGTCCGTAACAGCGAGCTTGAGCGCAATGTCCATTTTGCCGAGCTGCGCGCCAACGAATTCATGGGATCACTGCTTGTGCCGCGACAGCATTTGTACCGCGCGGTAGAGACACTGGCACCAAAGCATGGTGTGACGATCCACCGTAGTCCATCGATTGATCCGGAGTTGCCCGGCACCACGATGCGGCTGACCGCCGATGGTGACATTGGCTTCTTCGACATGGAGTGTTTGCAGAAGGCCTTGGCAAAACGCTTCGGCGTTCACCGGCGATTCATCCAGGTTCGGATGGAACGTTACGGCCTTCTGACATCGGGGGCAGGTATCGCTTGATCCTTGCTCTCACTTAGCCGCCGACTTCGTGTCGGCATTTTTTGAAACCTGCAATTAACCGTTCGCGCAATCGCGCACTTCATTCAGCAAAGGAATTTCATGATGACGGCAGTCGAACAAAACAACATCGCAAAACAAAAAGAGTCGGCTGCAGATCAGCAGACATCAAAGAAAGCGCGCAACCGGCAATCGGACGATGGCCCCGATGTCCTCCCCTGCATGGAGCATTTCGTCACCCTGGCCCGCAAGGTGAAACGACCGGCACTCATCTTGACTTTGGTCGAGCGCGCCGCCGACACCACGCTGCCTGAAATTGCGGCGCTGGACGAGGTCGCAAAGGGGGTGCTGCCGATTCCAGCGCGCAAGGCGCTGTTTCACGTCGTGGCCAAACTCATGCCCGATAAACAGCAGCGCATCGAGCGTGCGGCTGAACTGGTGGTACTGCTGGACGATGAGTACGGCGCGCAGGCCGTCCAGTCCTTGCTCGAGGAAAAGAATGATGGCGACGCGGCGGTACTCGTTGCGCCAACCGACAGGTACAGCCGCGCGCTGCACCTGCATCTTCTCCAGGAATTTCCATCGGACGGCGTCAAGGCCGAACACCGCTTTGAGCACGCCGAGCGCCTGCAAGTGATGCATCGGCAGTGGAAGAGCGAAAACTTCTCCAGCCATTACCTCGGGCCAAAAGGCATCGAGCCGAAGGTCGACGTCGACGTGCAAGATGTCCTGCGCACCCGGATCGCAGCCCTCTATCCGAAGGTGGCCGCCGACCAGATTCTCATCGAGCAATTCACGCGCCGCGATCTTGCTCATGCGGATCGCTGTGGCGGGGAGGAAGCAGACGACTCGACGCCAGTGCTGTTGCATACGCTCACCGCGACCTTCAATGGCTCGACGGCACATTTCAAACAAGTCGCCGATGGTGAAGTGATTGACCACGAAGAACCCGCTGCCATGTCGGCCATCTTCTCGTGGGAACCCGGCACGGGTGCGCTTGGCGTGTTCTGCGAGGACAAGGAATCGCGCCGTGACCTGGCCACCATCTTCCGTGATGTCGTACTGGCCTGCGAGGGGGCGATCAACGACATGCCAATGCGTGAGTTCGATCTGCTGGGCTTCTCCACACACGCCATGCTCAAGCGCCTTGAACAGCATCTCGTCGATGGCGTGGAGAAGATCTCGATCCTGCAAGTGAAAATCGCGCGCCCCTTCGAGCAAAACACCATCGACGAAGCCAACGGGCGCGACATTGTCCAGCACCTGTCGAGCACGCTAATGATTGGTCGGGATCGGCGCGATAGCCGTCACATCTACCAAGTCGCCTATGACGATTACGGATTGGATGATCTTACTGGTTATGCCTTGTCACAGGTAAAGCTGGTTTTTCGGATGGCAAAGCAACCGCACCGCAAAGCCCACAACGTGGCCGTCCAGATCACGTCGCCCAACGGCCTGAATGACAAGAGCAAGACCGAGGATGACCGCAAGCGCGTGGTAGAGCAATTGGCGCGGCTCGGCGTTCTGTGTGAATTCTGAGGAGCACGCCATGTCTGCATATTTGGAATATTTCAACACTCTTGAGCGCGTGCGCAGCGTCGAGCCTCGTGTGATTGCCACCACCGTCGGCCACCACCGAGCCGAATTTGTTCGCCGTCGGTGGGTGGTTGAGGATGGCTACTTGACCCGTGTGATGGTGCCTTTCCTCGATTCGGAGGAAGAGGTGGAAGCCGATATCGACGAGGACGCTGGCGTGTTCCGATACCGGAGCCCTCAACAGCGATCTCGAATCGTCACGCGCCCGCTCTCTGACATCGTGCTTTACGCACTGCGCATTGATACGTGGCTCACCGATCTGTGCAGTCTGATCGGCATAGAGCCACGACAGCTATCGCAACGGCGTACCCGGGTACCAGACCACCTCTGGCACCTCGGTAATGCGCGAATCGCTGGTACCCACGATTTCGCGCCGGTGTTTGTCGGGCGTCTATGGGAGCGCGCACCGGCCGCAGAAACGACTCCAGTGCTGTGCGACACGGCGTGGCCTCGCGGTGGTGTGCTCCTGCGGCATCGACCGAGCAGCGACAGCCTTCCTCGTGACCACGTCATGCGCAGCCTGATCGATTTCATTCGCGTGGAAGACGGGCAGGACGTTTTCGACGCGAGCGCCTTCGACCGGGTTTTGCGTGGATTCGTGACCTCCAATGGCGACGCTGAACCTGAACAGTTTTTGCAAGGTACACGAGTGAAGCTGCCTCACTTCGAGAAGTCGCGTCTGGTGAGCGATACGCGTGCAGCCATCCTCAAGTTCATGTGGGGCGTGGAAGGCAAGACGCCACCGGCGATGAAGTGGGCCGAGGTCAAGTCGAAAGTGGATTGCGGCTATCGCTCATTCGATGAAGCCTTTGGCGACAAGGCCACCCGCGAGGAATACCTCCTTTTGGTCAAGGCTGGCGGCCACTACCAAGTTCGACGCCAATAACAATCCGTAAGTTTTTCCGTATGTCGGCCCGGACTCAGGCCGTAAATCCATGCGGAAACTTCGATGTGCCCATTTCATAAAGGAGGCACATCGAAATGCAAAACCAAGTCCCATCAGTTGAATCCGGTCGGTCACACCGCCGGAACATTCGAGACGGTGCCACGCGCATCGCCATCGATGAAAACGAGCTCGCCACCCGCTGGGGGCTCTCCGTCAAAACTCTGCGCCGCTGGCGGCAAGAGTCCTTGGGCCCAGTCTTCTGCAAGCTGGGAGCCCGTGTCACCTACCTGATCTCCGAAGTCGAAGCCTTCGAGCGACGCGTTTCGCGCTACTCGACCTTCGCTCGGGCATACCAGTAAGGGGGCGGCCATGAGCGATCTGACCGTATTCCCCGCTGATCTCGCCGAAATGTCGGTGAGCCAACTGGCCAACCTGCCGCCTGCCCAGCTGGCTGAAGCTGACGCCAACCTCGATCATCTGATCGATTGGGCCAAGAAAACGCGCACCAAACTTGATGCCGCGTTGGATCAACGTTTCGGCGACCAAGGCCGCACCGCACTGCGCGACTCCGGTCGTGACTTCGGCACAGCCCACATCAGCGATGGCCCGCTGCACATCAAGTTTGAGCAGCCCAAGAAGGTCAGCTGGAACCAGAAGCAGTTGGCCGAGATTGCCGAACGAATTGTGTCCTCCGGCGAGAAGGTCGAAGGCTACATCGACGTCAAGCTGGCCGTATCCGAGTCGCGGTACACCAACTGGCCTCCGGCGCTGCAGCAGCAGTTCGCTGCCGCGCGCACGGTCGAACCCGGCAAGCCCTCGTTCACGCTGACCATCGAGGGGGACGCACCATGAAAAAGCTCCCCATCGTGTCCGCTGTCGAACGCATGGCCGAACGCAAGGGCGTCAAGCTCCTGCTGCTGGGCAAATCCGGTATCGGCAAAACCACCCGCCTCAAAGACCTCGACCCCGCCACCACGCTGTTTCTCGACATCGAGGCGGGCGATCTGTCCGTGGCGGATTGGCCGGGCGACACCATCCGTCCGGCGTCCTGGCCGGAGAGCCGCGACTTCTTCGTGTTCCTCGCAGGCCCGGACAAGTCCTTGCCAGCCGAGAGCGCGTTTTCGCAGGCGCATTACGACCACGTCATCGAGAAGTTTGGCGATGCCACGCAACTGGATCGTTACCAGACCTTCTTCCTGGATTCGATCACGCAGTTGTCGCGCCAGTGCTTCGCGTGGTGCAAGGCCCAACCGGGTGCGGTCAGCGACCGTTCCGGCAAGCCCGATCTGCGCGCGGCCTACGGACTGCTCGGGCAGGAAATGATTGGTGCCTTGACCCACCTGCAACACGCCCGGGGCAAGAACGTGATCTTCGTGGCGATCCTCGACGAACGCTTGGATGACTTCAATCGGAAGGTGTTCGTGCCGCAGATCGAGGGCAGCAAAACCAGCCTTGAGCTGCCCGGGATCGTCGACGAGGTCGTGACGCTGGCCGAGCTCAAGGCCGATGACGGCAGTTCGTATCGCGCCTTCGTCACCCACACCGTCAATCCCTACGGTTTCCCCGCCAAAGACCGCAGCGGTCGCCTCGACGTGCTGGAGCCGCCGCATCTCGGCGCGCTGATCGCCAAGTGCGCCAGCAGCGCTTCCACGTCCGGCACCACCGCCCAAACCCATACCGAATCCAAGGAGTAATCGCAATGACCGCCAATGCATGGAATGACTTTAATGACGCCGACTCGCAGCAGTCCGGTTTCGACCTGATCCCCAAGGGCACCGTCGTGCCAGTGCGCATGACCATCAAACCCGGTGGTTACGACGATCCCGAACAAGGCTGGGGCGGCGGCTACGCCACCGAATCCTTCGACACCGGTTCGATCTACCTCTCTGCCGAATTTGTGGTCACCGACGGTGAGCATGTCAAACGCAAGATGTGGAGCAACATCGGCCTGCTGTCCAAGAAGGGGCCGACCTGGGGCCAGATGGGACGCAGCTTCATCCGCGCTGCGCTCAATAGTGCCCGCAATATCCATCCGCAGGACAACACACCGCAGGCCGCCGCCGCACGCCGCATCCAGGGCTTTCACGAACTGGATGGGATCGAAATCATCGTTCGCGTTGATATCGAAAAGGACGCGAAGGGTGCGGATCGCAATGTGGTCAAGGTGGCGGTCGAGCCTGACCACGCCGACTACGCCAAGTTGAAGGGTGTCGCGGCCAAGGCCAACACCGGCGGTGGCAACTCTGGCGCTCCCGCACAGGCGGCACCTGTTTATCAGGCTCCCGCTGCTGCTCCACAACGCGCACCCGTGACGGGCAAACCGTCATGGGCGCAGTGAGGAGGATGGCCATGAACACATCCATTCTCACTGCCAGCCACTACGGCGTCGTGCATTTCGGCGATCTGGAATGCGAAGCGGTTGTCCTCAAGGGCGGCGAACGCGGCTACGTGCGCCGCCAGCTTGCCAAATTGCTCGGCTTCCACGAAGGTCACAAGGGTGGCCGATTCGCCCGGTTTCTCACCGATTTCGCGCCTAACTCCTTGTCGGAATTGGAAAAAACACGTGAGCCGATTTTGCTGCCGTCAGGTCGGCAGACGCAGTTCTTTCCGGCTGGAATCATCGCTGACCTCGCATCAGCCGTGGTCAATGCGGCGCTGACCGGAACGCTGCACAAGGCTCGCAAGGGGATCGTCCCCAACTGCATGAAGATCATGCACGCGCTGGCCACCACCGGCGAGGTCGCGCTGATCGACGAGGCAACGGGCTACCAGTTCCACCGTGCGCCCGACGCATTGCAGGACTTGATTGCCAAGCTGCTGCGCCAGTCCAGCGGCTCGTGGGAACGGCGCTTTCACGCCGACTACTACCGCGCCATCTACCGTCTGTTTGGCTGGAAGTACCAGGGCCACGCCCAGAACCCGCCCCACGTCCTTGGCCAGATCACGCAGCGCTGGGTCTACGGGCCGGTGTTGCCGGAGGAGTTGCTCGATGAGATTCGCAGTCGCAAGCGCATCTCGGACAAGCACCACCAGTGGCTGACCGACAAAGGGCTGACGCGGCTGGAGCAGCAGATTCATTCGGTGACGGCAATTGCGCGCTGCTCGACCAACTACCGTGACTTCAGCAGGCGTTGCGAGGCCGCATTCGCGGGCGGCGCGCTGCAGCTCGGTCTGTTGATCGACGAGTTTGAGGAGGTGGCGTGAAATGCTGGGTCTGCAAACGTCAGGCGCGGGGATTCGGCCACACCGACAACCAACACGGTGTCGGCAATCCCCGCCGCTACCCCATCGACTGGGTGTTCTGCTCGCAACGCTGCCAGAACGTCTTTCACGCGATGTACGGCAACTGGCTCAAAGCCAAGGACGAGCCGGGCAAGCGCAGGGAGGTCGTGATGATCGATCCCTCTGACATCGAGATCGCCTCGATGAAAAAGTGCCTGAAGGCGTTCGGTGAAGCTGCTGGCGAAATCGGCTTCACGAAGCCCCTCGGGGATTACTCGGAAGCTGAAGCGCTGCGGGTTATCGACGCCATCGTCACCCGCTACACGGAGGCAATGGTCGAGCATCACGAGGCGACCAAGTTTCCGCCGGTGCGCGGCATGCCTCCGACGCCCGATCCCTTGGCGAACCCGTTTGCCGATCTTGAGGACGATCTGCCGTGGGAGACCACGCCATGATGGACTTCAATTCCACGGCAAGCGTGTCCGGGCAAATCAGCGTGTTGGTCGATGCCGGTCTGCAGCGCGCGCGTGCCCGACAGTCGGTGCGCCACTACCTTGGCGCATCCCGCTTGGGCGTGGCTTGCGAACGCGCGCTGCAGTACGAATTTGCGCAAGCACCGGTCGACTATGGGCGCGACGTGCCGGGTCGGATTTTGCGCATCTTCGAGCGTGGCCACGTCAACGAAGAGTGCATGGTCGGATGGCTGCGGGATGCGGGTTTCGATCTGCGCACCCACAAGGCCGACGGCGAGCAGTTCGGTTTCTCGGTGGCCGACGGACGCCTGCAGGGCCACATCGACGGCGTGTTCGTCGGGGGCCCCGAGGGCTTCGCCTACCCGGCTCTTTGGGAAAACAAGTGCCTCGGCTCGAAGTCCTGGCGCGATCTGGAGAAGAACCGACTCGCCATTTCCAAGCCTGTCTACGCGGCGCAAGTCGCGCTGTATCAGGCCTATCTCGAACTACACGAGCACCCGGCGATTTTCACGGCGGTGAACGCCGACACGATGGAAATCTACGTCGAGCTCGTCCCCTTTGATGCAGCCCTTGCCCAACGCATGTCGGATCGGGCGGTGAAGGTGATCACAGCGACCGAGGCAGCAGAACTCCTGCCGCGCGCCTTCGCTGACCAGACCCACTTCGAATGCCGGATGTGCGCGTGGCAAGACCGCTGCTGGAGAACGCAATCATGAACGACCACAACACAGGCGTCACCGACGACGAAACCATGATCGACGCCAAGCAGGCGGCAGCCGCACTGAGCCTGCCGTACTACTGGTTTGCCGATCAAACGATGCGCAGCAAGTACCGCATCCCGCATTACCTGCTGGGCGGCTTGGTGCGCTACCGGATGTCCGAGCTTTCCGCATGGGCGGCCAGCAGCAAAGCGCCGCAGGGCGATGGTGACAAACAACGCGCCAGCAAAGCGCAGGACGAGGGAGCCGAATGATCGACTTCAACGACATCTCCCTGCCCATCGAAAACCGGGACGCTGAACGCGACGAAATTCGCGCAGAACTGATCGCACGACTGGAGTCGGTACTAACCTCGATGTTCCCGGCTGGCAAGAAACGCCAGGGCAAGTTTCTCATCGGCGATGTGCTGGGCAGTCCCGGCGACAGCCTCGAGGTGGTGCTGACCGGCGACAAGGCCGGACTCTGGACGGATCGAGCGAACGGCGACGGCGGCGACATCTTCGATTTGATCGCGGCCTACCTCGGTGCGAGCATCCATGCCGACTTTCCTCGTGTGCTGCAGCAAGCCAGTGATCTGCTTGGGCGTGCGCGGTCAACACCGGTGCGCAAAGCCAAAGCAGCACCGCCGTCCGACGATCTCGGCCCCGCGACCGCCAAGTGGGACTATCACGACGCCACAGGCAAGCTGATCGCCGTTGTCTACCGCTACGACCCACCGGGACGGAAAAAGGAATTCCGGCCGTGGGACGCCAAGCGCCGCAAGATGGCCCCGCCCGAGCCCCGCCCGCTTTACAACCAGCCGGGGTTGGTTGCCGCTAGCCACATCGTCCTGGTCGAAGGCGAGAAGTGCGCGCAGGCGCTGATCGATGCCGGAGTGGTGGCGACCACGGCCATGCACGGCGCAAACGCTCCGGTCGATAAAACTGACTGGCAACCGCTGGCAGGCAAGTCAGTGCTGATCTGGCCGGATCGAGACGCGCCGGGCTGGGATTACGCTGACCGCGCCTCGCAGGCGATCTTGCACGCCGGTGCGACCACGGTGGCCATCCTCGTACCACCCGATGACCGGCCCGAGGGTTGGGACGCTGCAGACGCCATTCCTGATGGTTTTGACGTGGCTGGCTTTCTTGCTGTTGGTGAGCGATTGCCCGTGATGCGCTCCGTTGAGGAGATTGCGCCGCCGGATTTGTTGACGGGCATCGACTGGAGTACCGAGGACGGACTGTCGACCGCCTTCACCCGTCGCTATGGTCAGGACTGGCGCTACTGCGCGCTGTGGGGCAAGTGGCTGGTGTGGACGGGTGTGCGCTGGAATGCCGATCAGATGCTTTACGTCTCGCATCTGGCTCGGGGCATCTGCCGTAACGCATCGCTGAAGGCAGAGAGCCCAAGGCAGAAAGCCAAGCTCGCCAGCTCGTCCACTATCTCGGCGGTCGAGAAAATCGCCCGATCTGATCCGAAGCACGCGTCCAGTGCCGAGGAGTGGGATGCCGATACGTGGGCGCTCAACACCCCGGGTGGCGTGGTCGATCTGCGCACGGGTCGGATGCGCGAGCACCGGCGTGACGACCGGATGACCAAGGTCAGCACGGCCACCCCCAAGGGCGACTGTCCAACGTGGCATGGGTTTCTGGCCGACGTCACCGGTGGCGATGCCGATCTGATCGCCTACCTGCAACTGATGGTGGGCTATTGCCTGACCGGTATCACCAGCGAGCACGCGCTGTTCTTCCTGTACGGCACCGGCGCGAACGGCAAGTCCGTGTTCGTCAATGTGATCACCACGATCCTCGGTGACTACGCGGCCAACGCGCCGATGGACACGTTCATGGACGCGCGCAACGACCGGCACCCGACCGATCTGGCCGGACTGCGCGGCGCGCGCTTCGTGTCCTCCATCGAAACCGAACAGGGTCGGCGCTGGAACGAGTCCAAGGTCAAGGCGATCACTGGCGGCGACAAGGTGTCGGCGCGCTTCATGCGCCAGGACTTCTTCGAGTACGTGCCCCAGTTCAAGTTGGTGATCGCAGGCAACCACAAGCCATCGATCCGCAACGTGGACGAGGCGATGAAGCGTCGTCTGCACCTGATTCCGTTCACGGTCACCATTCCGCCAGAAAAGCGGGACGGCAGGCTCACCGACAAGCTGCTCAAGGAGCGCGATGGCATTTTGGCGTGGGCGGTCGAGGGATGCAGCCGCTGGCAACAGCAAGGGCTGAAACCGCCAGCCAGCGTGGTGTCGGCGACCGAGGAGTATTTCGAGGCAGAGGATGCGCTCGGGCAATGGATCGAGGAGCGCTGCCTGCTGGCCAAGACCAGCCGCGAAGGCGTGTCCGATCTGTTTTCTGACTGGCGTGAGTGGGCCGAACGCGCAGGCGAATTCGTCGGATCGGTCAAGCGCTTCTCGGAACTGATGGCCACACGCAAGTTCGAGAAGTGCCGACTGACCGGTGGCGTGCGCGGTTTGACCGGGCTGTCCCTCAGACCCAAGCCCTACAACGCCAGCTACCCGTACCGCGATGACTAACCAGCAAAACCGTCGAGTGACGGATGTGACGGACTTGTCGGATACCTCTCTTTGCCTGCGCACGCGCACGCACACGTGTAGAGAGTTATACGGAGAACCCGTCGCATCCGTCACTCGCCCCCAAAACTCAGGAGCAATGACGATGAACACGACAACCAACAGCACCATTCTTGCCCTTGATCTGGGCACGCACACCGGCTGGGCACTGCACCAACTGGACAGCACTATCACCAGCGGCACCGAGCATTTCAAGCCCCAGCGATTTGAAGGCGGCGGAATGCGCTTCCTGCGATTCAAGCGCTGGTTGGCTGAAGTGCTGACCACCAGTGGCCACATCAACGCGGTGTATTTCGAGGAGGTTCGACGCCACGCAGGCGTCGATGCAGCCCACGCCTACGGTGGTTTCATGGGCCATCTGACCGCGTGGTGCGAGCATCACAACATCCCCTACCAAGGCGTTCCGGTCGGCACGATCAAAAAGCACGCAACCGGCAAAGGCAACGCAGGCAAGGACGAGATGATCGCCTCCGTTCAATTGCGTGGTCACGCCCCTTGCGACGACAACGAAGCCGATGCCCTGGCACTGTTGCACTGGGCTATCGAGACGCAGGAGGTGTGAGATGAAAGTTCCAACACCTCAATACCGCTGCCCTTTGGGTCGGCTGCAACCAAACGTCACGGATCTGGATGCGATGAAACGCAACGGCTGGCGTGACCAGCACATCCTGGTGGTCAACGAGTCCGACGAGCGACTGGATTTCATCGAGCGTGAGATCGTGCGCCGCATTGGTGAACGCCTGTACGGAGGTGCGCGTCATGACTGAGTGGACGATAGATGATGTGGCAGCACGCTTCGAGGATGCTGCTGTCACTGGCCAACGCCTACCCCCTGTCCGTGTGCAGGGCTACTTCAACACGTGGCCAGCTTTCGTGCGCACGGCGTGGGAAGCTTTCTCCTCTGACGCGCCTGAGTACCGACCATTCCCACCCAGCCCCGTCGACATCGACCGGATGCTGGAGACGATGCGCTGGGTGCAGTGGCTTGAGGTTGAGCAACGTCACCTCGTGTGGATGCGGGCCAAGCGGCACGGCTGGCGTGACATCACGATCCGCTTTGCCTGCGACCGCAGCACAGCGTGGCGGCGCTGGCAGAAGGCGCTGGAGATCGTGGCGACCAATCTCAACGCTGAAGGCAGGTGTTCACCTTCCAAAATCGTGAGCAACGTCGGGTAATGCTTGCCGCGTTTGTCCTCGCTTTGCCCTGTTTGTCCCTTTTAACGCGGTTTGGTCGTGCAACAAAACGACCCGTTTGGGGGTAATATTTCAGCTATCTTCTGGACAGCGGTGACGATAAAGCAAGTGCCCCAAGGCAAAAGGGGTCCTTCCTTTCCAAAATCGTATGCGGGAGGCGACAGCGCGGCATTGCGCTAGCGTCCGACTGCAAACCGAGGTTTGCAGGGTTTGCAGTTTGCACCCCCGCCACCATCCAGCAAGCATTACGAAACCCGCCCACGGTCTGAACGTCGGCGGGTTTTTTCATTTCAACGCAGCAGCGACGCTCGCGGCCTGCGACGGGGTTCCCTCCTTACCCGTCCGGGCCGCTTCTTTTTGAGAGACACGAACTGAATATGCTCAACGTCGAGTACCGCAAGGTCGAGGCGCTGATCCCCTACGCCCGGAATCCAAGAACGCACAACGATGAGCAGGTGGCCAAGATCGCCGCCAGCATCGTCGAGTACGGTTGGACGAATCCGGTGCTGGTGGACGGCGACAACGGCATCATCGCTGGCCACGGTCGGCTCGCGGCCGCGCACAAGCTGGGCCTGACCGAGGTGCCGGTGATTGAACTGGCGCATCTGTCGCCGACGCAAAAGCGTGCCTACGTGATCTCCGACAACCGTCTCGCGCTGGATGCCGGATGGGACGACGCGATGCTGGCGCTGGAGCTGGCCGAGTTGTCAGAAGCCGGGTTCGACCTCGCGCTTACTGGTTTCGAGGATGCCGAGATTGAAGCCTTGCTGGCCGACGAGATTGGTGATGGTGATCGCGACCAGGAGCAGGACGCCGACGAGTCCGATGCTGCCGACGACGTACCCGACACTCCGACAACTCCGGTGTCTCGCACTGGTGATGTGTGGGCACTGGGTCAGCACCGGCTGATTTGCGGCGACGCCGCCGACCCGTCCGTGATCGCCAGTCTGATGCGGGGCGAGCAAGCCAAGCTCTGCTTCACCTCGCCGCCCTACGGCAACCAGCGTGACTACGCCAGCGGTGGCATTACCGATTGGGATGGCCTGATGCGCGGCGTGTTCGGCAACGTGCCGATGGCCGAGGACGCGCAGGTGCTGGTTAACCTCGGACTGATCCATCGCGACAACGAAGTCATCCCGTATTGGGACGGCTGGCTCGGGTGGATGCGCACACAGGGTTGGCGGCGCTTCGCGTGGTACGTCTGGGATCAGGGTCCGGGGATGCCCGGCGACTGGCAGGGGCGGCTGGCCCCGAGCTTTGAATTCGTTTTTCACTTCAACCGGCAAAACCGCAAGCCCAACAAGATCGTGCCCTGCAAGCACGCGGGACAGGATTCGCATCTGCGCGCCGATGGCTCGTCGACAGCGATGCGCGGCAAGGATGGCGAGGTTGGCGGCTGGACGCACGCAGGCCAGCCCACGCAGGACAAGCGGATTCCCGACTCGGTGATCCGGGTGATGCGGCACAAAGGCAAGATCGGTCAGGACATTGACCACCCCGCCGTATTCCCGGTGGCGCTGCCGGAGTTCATTCTCGACGCCTACTCGGACAGCGGCGACATTGTGTTCGAGCCGTTCGGCGGTAGTGGTACGACGATGCTGGCTGCCGAGCGCACCGGTCGCCGGTGCCGCGCGGTTGAGATCGCCCCCGAATACGTGGACGTCGCGGTCAAACGCTTCCAGCAGAATTTTCCGGACGTGCCGGTGACGCTGCTGGGCGATGGGGAAAATGTGGGCCAGACCTTCGAGGCCGTGGCCGCCGAACGACTGGCAGGCGCGGCGGTGTCGCCATGAGCGCATCGTGGCTTGCCGACAAAATCGAGCAGTGGCCGACCGCCAAACTGCTGCCCTACGCCCGCAATGCGCGGACGCACTCGGATGAACAGGTCGCGCAGATTGCTGCCTCGATTGCCGAGTTTGGTTTCACCAACCCGATTCTGGCCGGGGCCGATGGCTTGATCGTCGCTGGTCACGGACGACTGGCCGCCGCCCACAAGCTCGGACTGGCACTGGTGCCGGTCGTGGTGCTGGAACACCTGAGCCCGACTCAGCGGCGTGCGCTGGTGATTGCTGATAACCGGATCGCCGAGAACGCGGGCTGGGACGAAGCGATGCTGCGCATCGAATTGGTAACGCTGCAGGACGACGACTTTGATGTATCGCTGACCGGCTTCGACGCGGATGCGCTGGCCGAGTTGTTGGCGGATGAGGATGGCAGCGGTGACGGTGAGACTGACGACGATGCCGTGCCAGAGATTACCGAGACGCCAATCTCCCGTCCGGGCGATGTCTGGTTGCTGGCTGGCCACCGCCTGCTGTGCGGTGACTCAACAAAAGCAGAGTGCTTCGAGCAGCTACTCCAGGGCGAGCAGGTGGACATGGTATTCACCGACCCGCCGTACAACGTGAACTACGCCAACACGGCCAAGGACAAGATGCGCGGCACCAACCGGGCGATCCTGAACGACAACCTCGGGGATGGCTTTTACGATTTCCTGCTGGCGGCGTTGACGCCGACCATCGCCAACTGCCGAGGCGGCATCTACGTGGCGATGTCCTCCAGTGAACTGGATGTGCTGCAGTCAGCTTTCCGCGAGGCGGGTGGCAAGTGGTCGACCTTCGTGATCTGGGCCAAGAACACTTTCACGCTGGGTCGCTCCGACTACCAGCGCCAGTACGAGCCGATCCTCTACGGATGGCCCGAAGGCGCGACGCGCCACTGGTGCGGGGATCGCGATCAGAGCGATGTCTGGCAAATCAAGAAGCCGCACAAGAACGATCTGCACCCGACGATGAAGCCGGTGGAACTGGTGGAGCGTGCGATTCGCAATTCGAGTCGCCCGGACAATGTGGTGCTCGACCCTTTCGGTGGCTCCGGCACGACGCTGATCGCCGCCGAGAAATCAGGACGGCTGGCGCGTTTGATCGAACTCGACCCCAAGTACGTCGATGTGATTGTGCGCCGCTGGCAGGACTGGACGGGCAAGAAGGCTACCCGCGAATCTGATGGGTTGGCGTTCGATGATCAGGCGGCGAGCGATTCGTCGGTGATCTCGCAGTGAATCACAAAGCCCGTCAGGTAGGGCAAGCCCCGTGGGATGCCGTAATCCTGGGTGGTGTGGCGGTTGATCTTCCAAGTCATCCACTGCGTTGTTGCTGCGTGGATCGCGTCGACCAGAGCGCGTCCCGCGTGGATCTGGTTGAGGACATCGTCTGCAAAGTGGCGTCCGTGGCGGCTGTCGAGGAAAAGTCTGACCAATTCGAGAGGCTGGTTGGTCGCGTCCGAGATGGCGGTCATCGCCAGTGGCCACGCTGTGGCGGCGTTCTCATTCATCGTGCCCCAAAAGCCCCAGTCTTCGTTCTGGGTGGCGGGGATTTGGTTGATGGTGTTCATCGTTGGCTCCTTGGGGTTGATCGTTGCGACACCCGTAGTAACGCGCTGTTCGATTGAGAAGCCAAGCTGTTCTCGGTCGCTTCGCAATCTATTGCGATTCAACTTCATTTGAGAATTTCGAAGCTACCCGGGCCGTTGCCCTCATCGTCAGAGAGAAGGAGGATTGTTCGTGTCGAGCCATCCGGCAATGTGACAACAAAGCCGAAAAATTCGTCTTCCGCAGCATCTTCATGCGGGCCGGTTCTGGCGAGGGCAGAAATTGTTCCTCCGACTAATGGACGAAGCTGGTTGAGGTAAAAGCTGGTTGCTGGATTCACGTTGTTCTCCTGTGTTGATGACGAGCGTATGAACGCGCTGTCTGATTGAGAAGCCAAGCTGTTCTCTGCTTTTTCTCAAACGATCCGGTAGACACGCTCGCCGCCGTCGGTCTTGTCCGAAAGGATGGCGAGTCCAAGTTTCTTCTTGAAGGCTCCGGCGAAAGTGCCGCGCACGGTGTGCGCTTGCCAGCCGGTGGTCTCGCAGATCTGACGCACCGTTGCGCCCTCGGGACGCCGCAGCATCTGGATCACGGTGGCCTGTTTGCTGTTCTCGCGGGTGCGGGGTTTGGTGGCGGTTCGCTCTTGCGCCCACGTGGCCTCTGCGGCCGTCACGGCGGCCTCGATCTCGGGGTCTGCGGCCAAGGGCGCAGGCGCTGGACGGGCGCAGCCCAGTGCGTCGTAACCCTCGGCGGCGACGAACCAGTCGGTGCCGTTGGTGGTGATGAGGGCGCGGTTGAACAGTCCGTCGAGGACTTTCTTGCGTGCGCCGCCTTTGATGTTGTCCGGGAACCAGTCGAGCTTGCCATCGCTGTGGTGGATGGCGTGGGCAAGGACCGCGTGCTGGCTGGCGGTGAGTTGGGTGGTGGCCATGTGGTGCTCCTTCGAGGTGGTTGATGGTGATGTGATGAACGCGCTGTTCGGGACTGAAGCCAAGCGTTTCGTGCTTGGCTTCGCTGTCTTTCGATCAGCTGTTGGCAATCTCTGACTCCGTGGCCTTTGGCAACGACGCGCCGACTTCGGCACCCGCTTTGAACGCGGCTTCGAGGGCGTCGCGGATGCACCAGACCGCCGTGTCGTGGAAGTCGAGGCTGTCTGACTTGCGCGTTTCCAGGGTTTCGATGCCGAGGTGCTTCTGCGCAATCAGGGTGAGGATGGTTTCGATCTGGCTCATTTCCGTGTCCTTTGAAAAAGTTGATGACGAACGTATGAACGCGCTGTTCCAGATGGAAGCCAAGCTGAATCCATGTAAATGACGAACAAATGATTGAAGAGGCCGATGGGAATTTCGATACGCGCTTACGCCCGTCACCGTGGGGTCACCGACACCGCCGTGCACAAGGCGATTCGTGCCGGTCGGGTGACGCCCGAAGCGGACGGCACCATCGACATCGACCGTGCCGACCGCGAGTGGGCGCGCAACACGGACACCCCAAAAAAGGGAACGCAACAGCGCGCAGAGAGCGTCGCGGTGCGGGAGAACGCCGGGGAGCAGACCGCTGCGCTGCCATCGGGCGGCACGTCGCTGCTTCAGGCGCGCACCGTCAACGAGGTGGTCAAGGCGCAGACGAACAAGGTGCGTTTGGCCCGCCTCAAGGGCGAACTGGTAGATCGACCGCAGGCTATCGCACACGTTTTCAAACTGGCGCGGTCGGAACGCGACGCGTGGCTCAACTGGCCAGCGCGCATTTCGGCACAGATGGCGGCCAAGCTCGGCATCGATCCGCACGCGATGCACGTGGCCCTGGAGGCCGCCGTGCGCGAGCACCTGCAGGAGCTGGGCGAACTGCGTCCGAGGGTGGATTGATGGAAATCGACTACGAAGGGGCCGCCGAGATCGAGCGCGCGTGGCGCGAAGGACTGACGCCCGATCCGCTGCTGACCGTATCGGAGTGGTCGGATCGGCATCGGATGCTCTCAAGCAAGGCATCCGCCGAGCCGGGACGCTGGCGCACCAGTCGCACGCCATACCTGAAAGCGATCATGGACTGTCTGTCGCCGACCTCGCCGGTCGAGCGCGTGGCGTTCATGAAAGCTGCCCAGCTCGGCGCGACCGAGATGGGATCGAACTGGATTGGCTACGTGATCCACCACGCGCCCGGGCCAATGATGGCCGTGTGGCCAACAGTGGATATGGCCAAGCGCAATTCCAAGCAGCGAATCGACCCGCTGATCGAGGAGTCGGCGGCGCTGTCCGAACTGATCGCTCCGGCGCGCTCGCGCGACTCGGGCAACACCATCCTGGCCAAAGAGTTTCGGGGTGGCGTGCTGGTGATGACCGGTGCCAACAGCGCGGTGGGCCTGCGTTCGATGCCGGTGCGTTACCTGTTCCTGGACGAGGTGGATGGTTATCCGATTGACGTCGAGGGTGAAGGCGATGCGATCTCGCTGGCCGAAGCCCGGACGCGCACGTTTGCGCGTCGAAAGATTTTCATTGTGTCGACCCCGACGATCTCGGGGGCGTCGGCGATTGAGAGGGAATATGAGGCATCCGACCAGCGCCGCTACTTTGTACCGTGCCCGCACTGTGCACACCGGCAATGGATGCGCTTTGAGCATTTGCGCTGGGAGAAAGGTCAGCCGGAAACGGCGGCCTACGTGTGCGAGTCCTGCGATGAGCCGATTGCCGAGCACCACAAGACGTGGATGCTGGAACACGGCGAGTGGCGCGCGATGGTTGCCGACGGCGTGGGTAAGACCGCAGGCTTCCACCTCTCTTCGCTGTACAGCCCGGTCGGCTGGCGCAGTTGGCGCGATATCGCCGCCGCGTGGGAGAGCGCCGTGAGCAAGGAATCGGGTTCGGCGGCGGCCATCAAGACCTTCAAAAACACCGAACTGGGCGAGACGTGGGTCGAGGAAGGCGAAGCGCCTGACTGGCAGCGTCTGGTTGAGCGCCGAGAGGATTACCGGATCGGCGCAGTGCCCAACGGCGGTTTGCTGCTGGTTGGTGGGGCCGACGTGCAGAAGGATCGCATCGAGGCCTCGATCTGGGCCTTCGGGCGCGGCAAAGAATCTTGGCTGGTCGAGCATCGTGTGCTGATGGGCGACACCGCCCGCGATGCAGTGTGGAAACGGCTTGCCGAGTTGGTCGCCCAGACGTGGACGCACGAGTCGGGTGCGGCGCTGCCACTAGCGCGATTCGCGCTCGACACCGGCTTTGCCACGCAGGAGGCATACACCTTCGTGCGGGCCTGTGGCGACCCACGGGTGATGCCGGTCAAGGGTGTCGCGCGTGGCGCAGCGCTCATTGGCACACCAACGGCGGTGGATATCTCGCAGGGCGGCAAGAAGCTGCGCCGGGGAATCAAGGTGTTCTCGGTGGCAGTGGGCATCGCCAAGCTGGAGTTTTACAACAACCTGCGCAAGGCCGCCGACGTGCTTGAGGATGGTGTGACCACCACGTTTCCCGCCGGATTCGTGCATCTGCCGAAGATCGATGCCGAATTCATCCAGCAACTGTGCGCCGAGCAACTGATCACCCGCCGCGACCGCAATGGCTTTGCCATCCGGGAGTGGCAAAAGATGCGCGAGCGCAATGAAGCGCTCGACTGTTATGTGTACGCGAGGGCCGCCGCATCGGCTGCGGGCCTCGACCGTTTCGAGGAGCGCCATTGGCGCGAACTGGAACGACAACTCGGGATCGCGGCACCACCCGATTCCGATCTCATCCCGAACAACGACGAGGCCACCCAACGCGGTGGCCTCGCTGTTTCCGGGTCTCGTCAATCAGGTCGGCGCGTCATCAAAAGTCGCTGGCTGTCCTGACCTTTAAGGAGCATTTCATGAGTCTTTCCACCCGTATCGAGAGCCTGGTCATCCGGGTTGCCCAAGAATTCAACGACGTCCGCGCCAAGGCAGGCAACCTAGCCAGCCTCACCACCACCGACAAGTCGAATCTGGTGGCGGCCATCAACGAACTCAAGGCGGCCGTGGTGTCGTCGGTGGTCATCGACGATGCTCAGGTCACGACCACCAGCACCTACTCGTCGAACAAGATCGTCACGCTGCTCGATGCCCTCAAGACCGAAATTCTCGGTGGAGCTGATGCGGCCTACGACACCCTGGTGGAAATCCAGCAGCTGCTACAGAACGGCACCACTGGTCTGGATGCCTTGCTTGCCGCCGTCAACAACCGCGTGCGCTTCGATGCTGCGCAGTCGCTGACCGTCGCCGAACAACTTCAGGCCCGAACCAACATTGGTGCGGTCGCGGCCAGTGATGTCGGCAACACCGACACCGACTTTGTCGCTGTCTTTGTGGGTGCTCTGGTCTGATGAGCCTTGCATCGCGCATCACCGCGCTGGCGAGTCGTGTCGGGCTCGAGGTCAAGACCAAGATCGACGCCACCCACCCCGGCTTGGCCCGGGCGTGGGTGTGCTTCGGCTATGTCGGCGCACAGATCGTCGTGCGCGCTTCGCACAACGTGGCCAGCGTGACCCGGACGGCAGCCGGTCGGTACCGCGTGACCTTTGCTGCGCCGATGCCGGATGCGAATTACTGCTGGACTGCCTTGGCGCGCAGTAGCACCAACAGCGGCACGCAGCGGATTGCCATCGTGCGCTCCAGCACCGACCAGAAGACCGCGCAGTACGTCGATATCAGTTGCGCGACTACTGCCGCATCGTTCGACGATTCAACCGAAATCAACCTCACGGTGCACCGCTGATGGCCTACACACAAGCACACCTCGATGCGCTCGAAGCCGCTTTGGCAAGGGGAGAAAAGCGCGTGACCTTCGGCGACAAGACGGTCGAGTACCGCACTGTCGATGAGCTCAAAGCAGCAATTGACGTGGTCAAGCGCGACAGCTTCGAGCAAGCGGTCGCCACCGGCTTGTGGCCCGGTGCGCCACGTCAGATCCGAGTCACAACCAGGAAGGGCTTCTGATGAGCTGGGTCACGAAAATTCGCACCCTGTTCGGCGGTGCCCCCATCCATGAGGCTGCAGGCGGTGGGCGGCGCGCAATGGCGTGGATGCCCGGCAATCCCGGCGCGGTGGCTGCGATGCTGGCGACCTCCAACGAACTGCGCGTGAAATCGCGGGATCTGGTGCGCCGCAACGCGTGGGCGAATGCTGGTATCGAAGCCTTCGTCGCCAATGCCGTCGGTACCGGCATCAAGCCGCAATCGACAGCACAGGACGAAACCTTCCGCGTGGCAGTGCAAGCGCTTTGGCGCGACTGGACAGAGGAAGCGGACGCCACCGGCCAAACGGATTTTTACGGCTTGCAAGCGCTGGCGGCTCGGGCGATGTGCGAGGGTGGCGAGTGTCTTATTCGTTTGCGCCCGCGCCGTCCCGAAGATGGACTGGTCGTGCCCTTGCAGCTGCAACTGCTGGAGGCCGAACACCTGCCGCTGACGCTGAATACCGAATTACCAACGGGCAATGTGATCCGATCCGGCATCGAGTTCGATGCGATGGGTCGGCGCGTGGCCTACCACCTGTACCGTTCCCACCCCGAGGATGGGCGACTGTCGCCGATGTCGGCCCAAGGCGGCCAGGACACCGTGCGGGTGCCAGCGGCAGAGATCATGCATCTTTACCGTGTGCTGCGGCCCGGCCAGATTCGCGGTGAGCCGTGGCTCTCCCGCGCCCTGGTGAAGTTGAACGAGCTTGATCAGTACGACGACGCCGAGCTGGTGCGCAAGAAGACCGCCGCAATGTTCGCCGGATTCATTACCCGTCAGTCGCCCGAGGACAACCTCATGGGCGAAGGACTATCCGACCCGAACGGTATTTCTCTCGCGGGACTTGAGCCCGGTACGCTGCAGATTCTCGAACCCGGCGAAGACGTGAAATTCTCCGATCCGGCCGATGTCGGCGGCTCCTATGGGGAGTTTCTGCGCACGCAATTCCGCGCGGTGGCGTCCGCCATCGGCGTCACTTACGAGCAATTGACCGGAGACCTGTCCGGGGTGAATTACTCGTCAATCCGCGCCGGTCTGCTGGAATTTCGCCGCCGTATGGAAGCCATCCAGCACGGCGTGTTGGTTCATCAGATGTGTCGTCCAGTCTGGAATGCGTGGCTCGATCAGGCCGTGCTGTCAGGAGCCATCGCTGCGCCCGGATTTACGCGCCGCCGTCGTGAGTACGCCGCCTGCAAATGGATTGCGCAGGGCTGGCAGTGGGTCGATCCCGAGAAGGAATTCAAAGCGATGCTGCTGGCGATTCGCGCGGGCCTCATGTCCCGTTCGGAAGCCATCTCGGCCTTTGGTATGGATGCCGAGGACGTCGACCGGGAGATCGCCGCCGACAACGCGCGGGCCGATGAACTGGGTTTGATTTTTGACTCTGACCCGCGCCGCACATCCAAGGACGGCGGCAGTGCCGAGCCCAACGCCGCACTTGGCGATACCACAACGCCTCCTCCCTGAGAGATTCCTATGAACTTGTTGCCACACATGGCGGCACGCCTCTTCGGTGCGCCGCTGATGATCCATCGCCCGAAACTTGAGGTGATTCTTGCCGTTCTCGGGCCGCGTATTGGACTGGCTCACTCTGCTGTGCCAGCCAATCCGATTACGTCCCGCGCGGCACCGACTGGTGCGACGGGCATCGCCGTGCTGCCGATTTACGGAACGCTGGTGCGCCGCACGGTCGGGCTTGAGGCCGAGTCAGGAATGGCCAGTTACCAGGAGCTGGCGACGATGCTGGATACAGCGGTCGCCGACCCGAACGTCGCCGCCATCCTGCTCGATATTGACAGTGCCGGAGGCGAATCCGGCGGCGTGTTCGATTTGGCTGACCGGGTAGCGGCAGCGGCGAAACGCAAACCGGTCTGGGCGCTGGCCAACGATATGGCCTTCTCAGCGGCCTATGCCATCGGCTCGGCGGCCAGTCGCTTCATCGTCACGCGCACCGGTGGCGTGGGCTCAATCGGTGTCATTGCCATGCACGCCGACCAATCGGTGAAGGATGCCAAGGATGGCGTTCGCTACACCACGGTATTCGCCGGGGCCCGCAAGAACGACCTCAACCCGCACGAACCGATTTCCGACGAGGCGCACGCCTTCCTCAAAAACGAGGTCGAGCGCGTCTACGGCCTGTTTGTCGAGACCGTTTCCCGCAATCGTGGCGTCTCGGCCGATGCCGTGCGCGCTACCGAAGCCAGCATTTATTACGGGGCTGATGCCGTCGCTGTGGGCTTAGCCGACGCGGTCGGCACCTTCGACGACGTGCTGGCCGAATTCACCGAATCACTTTCTCAAAGTCTTGTGTTGCCGATGTCTGCGGCCGCACAGGGCATTTCTTCGCAACTCAGACTGGAGACTTTCATGAATGAACCCGGAACCCCTGTTGGTGATGGGACTGGCGCTGATCCTGATCGCGCTAATCCTGCGCCGCCCACCCCTTTGATGACCATCGATGACGCCCAGGAGGTCGCCGAACTGTGTGCGCTCGCCGGTTGTCCTGAACGCACCGCCGCCTACCTCGCGACGCGCACGATGCCAACCAAGGTGCGCAGCCAACTGCTTAACGCCCGCGCCGACAGCCCGGAAATCACCAGCCGGATCGTACCGGATGCGACCCATCCCACGCCCCAATCCCTCAACGAAAACCCGCTGGTGATGGCCGCTCGTGCCCGTGCTGGCAAGGAGAACTGATATGACCGCCATCACCGAAGGATTCAATCTCGGCGACCTCTTGAAGTACGAAGCGCCGAACCTCTATTCCCGCGACCAAATCACGGTCGCCTCTGGCCAGACGCTGCGCTTGGGTGCAGTCGTCTCCATCGTGACTGCCACCGGCAAGGTCAAGCAGATCGACCCTTCCGCGACTGACGGCACCCAGTACGCCGCCGGGGTGTTGATGCAGCCGTGTGACGCGGCGCTCATCGACCGTGAGGACGGACTGATGGTGGCGCGTCACGCCATCGTTGCCGATCACGCGCTGGTCTGGCCCGTTGCCATCACGCTGGCCGAGAAGCAGTCCGCCGTCCTGCAACTCAAGAGCCTCGGCGTTCTCGTTCGTAAAGGAGTCTGAAAATGAACAATCCCTTTGAAAATCCCGCGTTTTCGATGTCGGCGCTGACCGCCGCCATCAACATCCTGCCCAACAACTACGGTCTCATGGACAGCATGGGCCTGTTCCCGTCCAAGCCGGTGCGCTTTCGCTCAGTGGTCGTGGAAGAGAAAAACGGCATCCTGACCTTGCTGCCGACGATGCCGGTGGGCTCGCCCGGAACGGTGGGCAAGCGTGGCAAACGCAAGCTGCGCTCGTTCGCCATCCCTCACATTCCGCACGACGATGTGGTGCTGCCCGAGGAAGTCCAGGGCATCCGGGCATTCGGTTCTGAATCGGAATTGCAGACCGTCGCTTCCGTGATGGCCGAGCACCTGCAAACGATGCGCAACAAGCACGCCATCACGCTGGAGCACCTGCGCATGGGCGCGCTCAAAGGCATCATCCTCGATGCCGACGGGTCGGAGCTGTACAACCTCTTTGACCTGTTCGACATCACGCCGAAGGTGGTCAATTTCCAGTTGGGCGCAGCAGGCACGGACATCAAGAAGAAGTGCCTTGATCTCAAGCGCTACCTGGAGAAGAACCTCAAGGGCGAGCGCATGAGCGGTGTTCACTGTCTGGTCTCCGAGGAATTCTTCGACGCCTTCACCAGCCACGAGAAGGTGGTCGCCGCCTACGACCGTTGGCAGGACAGCTTCGCGCTGCGCTCGGACATGCGTTCCGGCTTCACCTTTGCAGGCATTACCTTCGAGGAGTATTCCGGCGAGGCCAGCGATGGCGACGACAACATCCATCGGTTCATTGAAGCCGGTGAGGGGCACGCTTTTCCCTTGGGCACGGTGGACACGTTCGCCACGTATTTCTCGCCTGCGGATTTCAATGAGACGGCAAATACGCTGGGCCAGCCGCTTTACGCCAAGCAGGAACCGCGCAAGTTCGAGCGCGGCACCGACATTCACACCCAATCCAACCCGCTGCCGATGTGCCATCGTCCGGCGGTGCTGGTGAAGGTCACTGCTTGATGGTGCGCGTCGAGGATATGTACGCAGCCGCTGCAAGTGCAGGCCTGCTGGTGGACGCTGAAGTGGGTGGGCAGATCGTCGCGGTGGACTTCCGTTCGCCTGACGAAACGGTCCTCGACGGTTTTGCGCTCTCTGCAGATTACTCGATGCGCTTCCCACTATCCGGACTGCCCAATCTCGCGGCTGGCCACACGGTGACCATCGGCGGCGCTGTCTATCGGGTGCGTGATGTGCGCGCAATCGGTGACGGCTCCGAACGACGCGCTGATCTCTCGCTGCTTTAGGAACCCTCGGAATGAACTCAATCCGCGAGCGCCTCTTGCGGGAGGTGTTGGCACGCCTGTCGGTTGCCGTCGCGCCAGTCCCGGTGCTGCGGTATCCGACCGTGCCAGTCACGCGCGAAGCCAGTCCGGCGCTCCTGATGTTTGCCGAGGGCGACAGCATCACCGCGCACGCCAACAACCTCGTCGACCGGATTCTGATCCTGCGTCTGACCGTCATCGCACGCGGTGACGACGGTTTCGATCAAGCAGATCGGACGCTGGTCGTCGCCCACGCCGCACTGCTCGCCGATCCCAATCTGGGCGGACTTGCCATTGCGGTACGAGAGATCGACTGCGAGTGGGACGCCGAGGATGCCGATGCCGGGGCCATCGCGTTGCCCGCCCGCTACGAAGTCCGCTACCGAACCCACGCCATTGATCTCACCAAAACAGGATGAACCCATGACCATTGAACTACTGAAATCCCACACCCACGCGGGCAAACGCCGCATTGCGGGTGACCGCCTTGAACTGCCGGAGGCCAGCGCCCGCTGGTTGATCGCGCAAGGCATCGCCAAACAAGTCGAAGGCGTAAGCGACGCCAAGCCCGCCCGCCGCGACCTCGCCACACCCGGCACCCCACTCACCAAAGGAGACTGACCATGGCTTACTTTTCTGGACAAGGCCGCGTGTTCGTCGGCAGCCGTGACATCAACGGCAACCCTGCAGGCCTGACCTTCGTCGGCAACGTGCCCGAACTCAAGGTATCGCTGTCGGTGGACACCATCGAGCACCAGGAGGCCCAGTCGGGTCAGCGCCTGACCGACCTGCAGCTCATCAAGACCAAAAAAGGCGAATTCGCCTGCACGCTGGAAGAGCTGATCGCCATCAATCTGGAACTGGCGCTGTACGGCACCACGACCACGGTGACGCCCGGCACCGTGACTGGCGAGATTCTGCCCAATCCGGTCACGCCCGGCAGCCTGTATCCAACGGCATTTCAGAACGTGTCTGCTGTGCAGATCCAGGACTCGGATGCCACGCCCAAAACGCTGCCGACCGCCCAGTACAGCGTCAACCCGAAACACGGTTCGGTCGTGATTCTGGATGCGACCAGCGGCGGCCCCTACACCGAGCCATTCATCCTGGACTACGCTTATGGTGCGGCCAACGTCACGGCGATGTTCACCCAGCCCTTGCCCGAGCGCTGGATTCGCTTCGAGGGTCTCAACACCGCCGATGGCAACCGTGAAGTGGTAATTGACCTCTACCGCGTGGCCATCAATCCGGCCAAGGAGTTGTCGATCATCACCGACGAGCTGCTGAAGTTTGAGCTGTCCGGTCAGGTGCTGGCCGATCTCTCCAAGCCAGTCGGCGGTGATCTCGGGCAGTTCGGTCGCTTGGTGCTGCTGTGATGGACGGCTTCAAGACCTTTCCACCCGCGCCGGTCGTCGTGACGCTGGCGGGCACCGCACTGGAACTGACGCCGATCCGGCTGGGCGAACTGCCACGCTTTCTGGTGGTCGTGCGGCCGATGGCCGAGGAGCTCGTGGGCGACCCCGACTGGATCGCGCTGCTGGGTCGTCACGGTGAATCCGTGCTCGATCTGCTGGCGCTCACCACGCGGCGTGAGCGCGCATGGGTCAATGACCTGTCGCTTGAGGACGCCGTGCTGTTGGCCGCCGCCGTGTTCGAGGTGAACGCGGATTTTTTCGTGGCGCACGTCGTCCCGGCGATTCAAGGCGCAGCCCAACGGCTCGCACCGACGCTGCGCTCTCTGACGAAATCGGATGGGACGCCGCCGTCGCCCGTCTGATCCGCGCCGGTCACCGCATTGGTGACCTGATGGGCTACACGCTGGCGCAGGCGCAAGCCTTTCTGGATGCCGATGGGCGACTGGAGCGCCAGCAGCTCGCCCAACTGGTCGGTGTGGTCGCCGTGGCCGCACAGGGGGAGAAGCGCGGCATCGAACAACTGCAACGCGATCTGCTCAAGGACTAAAACGTGCGACTAACACTCACCACTACCGGCTTGCTCGACCCGCGCCAGTTGTCGGCGTGGAGTGCCGAGCGGCAGCGCGCCATTCACGCCGCCGTGGCCAAGGGCATGCAATCAGGCGGACGCGAGGTACGCGACGCCGCACGCGCCGAGATGCGCAGCGCTTTCACGGTGAAGCGCAACAGCTTCGTGTCCTCAATGGGCGTCAAGGTGTTCGATAAGAAGCCCGAACAACTGCCCGCATTGCGGGTGGGCAGCAAGATCCCTTGGCTGGGCCTGCATGAGAAAGGCGGCAGCGTGTCCGGCAACTTGCTGATCCCGTTGCTACCCGGACGGATCGGGCCAAAACGCTTTCGGCAGATCGTCGACAGTCTGATGCGCTCGGGCAATGCCTACTTCATCAAGAAGAACGGACGGGTGCTGCTGATGGCGGAAAACATCAAGGAAAACGGCTCCCAACTCACGCGATTCAAGCGTGCCGAGCGTGGGCGCACCGGTGCCAAGCAGATCAAACGTGGCCAGGAGATTCCCATTGCTGTGCTGGTCAAGCGCGTTGATCTCAAGCGCCGACTGAATCTGGTCGGTGGCGTACAGCGCGCCTTGCCCGCATTGGCGCAAGCGATTCAAAAAGAACTGGAAAAAGTCTGATGGCAAACAACCGCGCGCAAATCCTGATCAGTGCCGTCGACCAGACCAAGACCGCCTTCGACTCGATCAAGCGCGGCTTGGGTGGCCTCACCGACACCGCCAAGAGCGTCAACGGCGTGCTGGCCAACCTTGGTGTAGCCGTGTCAGTGGCAGGTCTGACCGCAATGGTCAAATCGGCCATCGACACCGGCGACGCGCTGAACAAGTTGTCACAGCGCGTCGGCATCACGGTCGAGTCGCTATCGACGCTGATTCCGACTGCGGAGTTGTCTGGTCTCACGTCAGAGAAATTTGAAACCGGCCTCAAGAAACTCGCCACCGCGATGTTTGAGGCGGCAACTGGGTCCGACGAGTCTGCTCAACGTTTCGCGGCGCTCGGGATCGAATTCAAGAACCAGGACGGCACATTGCGCGCGACTGATCAGGTGCTGCTGGATCTGGCTGACCGTTTCAAGGCAATGCCGGACGGCGCGGAGAAATCCGCCTTGGCAGTTCAGATCTTCGGCAAATCTGGCGCGGAGATGATCCCCTTCTTGAACCAAGGGAGGGAAGGAGTCGAGTCGCTCGCAGGTGAGATGGCTACCTTGGGTGTGCAGATGGGAGCCGATACCGCTGCGCAAGCAGAGGTATTCAATGACTCCCTCGACAAATTGCATTTGGCCACCACCAGCATCGGCAACCAGATCATTGCGTCCTTGCTGCCCGCACTGAACGATATGGCGGGCGGTATGGTCGAGTCGGCGAAGCAAGGCGGCACGCTGCGGACGATTCTGGATGGCGTGGTGCTGGTGCTCAAAACCCTGGCATTGGGCGCTGCCACCGTCGGCAAGGCCTTCGTGGCACTGGGCGAGGCCATCGGCGCGGGTGTCGCTGCTGCTGTGGAAGCCCTCAAGGGCAATACCGACGGGGCGAAGGCCATCATTGCCGATCTCAAGGGTAATCTCGTCAAACGGCTGGATGAGCTGGCGTCGTTCCGCGACAGCCTGTTCGATCCCAAGCCCATCGAGGTCAAGGCTCCGAAAATCCAGGCCGACCCGGAACTGCTGCAACGGCTGACCAAGCCCAAGACGGCCAAGGCAGCGCAGGACACTACCGGTGCACAAACCGCGCTGATGAAGGCGCAGCTCGATGCCGAATTCACGCTGCTCAAGGATGGATTGACGCGTCAGCAGACGGCGCTGGATGCCGCTCTCGAAGACCGACTGGTTTCGGCGCGCAGCTACTACGCGCAAAAAACGGCCCTCGAGCAGCACGAGATTGATGCCGAGATCGCGCGCAAGCAAAGCGAACTGTCCCGCAGTCAGCAGATCGCCACCACCGGCAAGACGGAGAACGACCGCCTGCGCGCCAAGGCCGAGGTGGCCAAGGTGGAAACCGATCTGATCACGCTCAACAACCGGCGCGCCGACATTGAGCAGGCCAATGCCCGCAAGGCGGCGCAGGCCGAACGTGAACTGACTGATGCACTGGCGCAGGCACGTGAAGAACTGGCGCAGATCACCGGCACGGCCACGGATGCCGACCGGCAAGCCGCCATCGAACGAAGCTACCGTGACCTCAAGGCGCGACTGTTGGCCGAGAACGACGCGCAAGGCGTCTCGCTGGTCGACCGACTCATCGACGTGAAGGCGGCGCAAGCCAACCTTTCAGCGCTGGAAGCGCAGTGGCGACAGGTCACCGAACGGATGCGCAATGCGCAGGAAGCGATCCAGACCCAGCAGCAGGCCGGGCTGCTGACCGAGTCGCAGGCGAGAACGCAGATCGTGGCGCTGCAACAGCAATCGGCCACCGAGATGGAGCGCCTGCTGCCGACAATGCAACAGGCCGCGCAGGCCATCGGCCCGGATGCGGTGATCCGTGTGCAAGCCTGGGGCAATGAACTGGCGCGCACCAGGCTCGTCGTTGATGAGATGGCCCCGCTTTGGAATCGCATCGGCGAAAGTTTCGGCGGTGCGCTCAACGGAATGATCACCGGCGCGCAGACCTGGCGCAGCGCCATGTCCACACTCTTTCAGCAGGTAGCCGATGCCTTCCTGCAGCAGATCGTTATCCAGCCGTTCCAGCAGTGGATCGCCATGCAGGCCCGGATGCTGGCGCTCAAACTCGGCTTCATCCAGCAAGAACAGGTAGCAGACGCCGCCGCCGGTGCGGCGACGGTCGCACAGAAGTCTGCCGAGACCACCACGGTGGTATCGATGAACGCGGCCAAAGCAGGTTCGGGCGCTGCCGCCTCTCAGGCATCCATCCCCTATGTCGGCCCGGTGCTCGCCATTGCCGCAATGGTGGCGATGGTGGCTGCCGTGTCAGCGCTGTTGGGCGGCATCAAGAAGTTCGCTACCGGTGGTCTGGTCTCCGGCCCGGGTAGTGCAACGTCCGACTCGATCCCGGCGCGCCTGTCAGCAGGCGAATACATCGTGCGCGCCGCTGCTGTGCGTCAGGTCGGCGTGGCCTTCCTCGATTCGATCAATGGTCTGTCCGTTGGGCCACGTTTTCGGGGTGGCGAGCTGGCCTTCGCTGCTGGCGGTTTGGTGCCCGAAGTGCGGGTGCCACCGGCACAGCCGCAGGTCAATCAATCGGTGCGCATCGTCAATGCCATTGACCCGGGCGTCACCCACGACCACCTGCAGTCGCCTGCCGGAGAAAAAGTCATTGTCAACATCATCGGGCGCAATTCGCGGGCCATCCGCGCAGCGCTGCAGGGCTAGTTTTCAGGGGAAAGTCTCATGGCATTACTGTTCATCGACGGATTCGATCACTACGACCCACAAGCCGTGGACGCCTTTGGCGATCCGTGGCTGGCGCGCGGCAAAGCGGCGTATCTCTCGCCACAGGCCACCCGCATCAATGGTCGTCGTCCGTCCTCCTACGCACTGCGTCTGCCGGAAGGATCGGGCGGCGGCTACGTCAAGAACCTCGACGCCACCAAAACCAGCCTGATTGTGGGCGCGGCCGTGCGGGTGGTGCCGTTTCAGAACACTGGAGTCGAACCGCTGCTGATCGGCGTGCGCGATGCTAATTCGCAGATCGCCCACCTCGTCAAGATCGGTGAGGACGGACGGCTGAAACTCTACCGCTGGCAGTACGGCTACGACCAGCTAATCTCGACCTCGGTGGCCACGGCCCCGGCGCGCGGCTGGCACTACGTCGAACTACAGGTCACGCAAGGCACCAGTAACGGGGTGCTGTCGGTACGCATCAACGGCATCCTGGCGATCCAGATGGCCGCGCAAAACACCATTCAAGGTGGTGGCCAACTGCTTACCGCCTTTGTTGGTGCGGTTCCCGGCCAGAGCTGTCCGCTGACGCTGGATGTTGATGACTTCTACATCGCCGACACCACGGGCACGATCAACAACACCTTTCTTGGTGATGTGCGCGTCGATGTTTTGCAAGCGCAGGCCGATGGCAGTTTGAACCAGTGGACAGCCAGTCCCGTCGGTACCGCCGCGTGGGAGTCGGTCAGCGATGAGGACGAGTCCACCGCCATCAGCGCGGCAAGCAGCGGTTTGCGCCAGTCCTTCGACGTGATGCCTCTGCCGGTGATGGCCACACCCGCCATCTACGGCGTGCAACTGACGATGCTCGCCCGCAAGACCGACGCCGGACTGGGCAAGGTGAAAGGGCTCGTGGTCAGTGGTGCGCAGACCGCAACCAGTGCCGACATCATCTTGCAGGAACAACTGGCGTGGCAGAGCACGCTGTTCGAGCGCAATCCCAATGGCAGCGTGCAGTGGACGGAGGCCGCCTTCAATGCGGCCGAGTTTGGGGTGGAGTCGGCATGACGGATCGCGTTGTCGACCGCGAAGTCGCGGAGGTTTCCAGCAAGCCCGCGCCCGGGGCCGCACTGCCGGTTTTTCAAGGTGAGGTGCTGTCTCGCGCATCGTTCGGGGCAGGTGCAGCCATTTTGCAGGTGGAAACATCGACAGCGCCTCAGCCCCCCAATCTGGCAGCCGTCTGGCTGGCCGAGTCACTGGCGCAGCCGTGGCCGCCCATCGATGCGCCGACCTTTCTGGTCGAGGTGCTGCGACGGGATACTGCCGCAAGCGGCATCGTCGCGACCGGCATGGATGCGTTTGGCGACCAGCCCTGGCCAACCGCCCAACGCGGCGTGTTCGCCTTTCGCCACGATTGGATGGAGCCACTCGTGGAGCGACTCGAATGGCAAACCAGCGTAGTGCGACTGGCCAGTGGCAACGAATCGCGTCAGGCCCTACGTCGCGTGCCCCGGAGATTGGTCTCGTACCGGATAGGAAACGCCCGTCAGACCGATGCACTTGTCGCCGACTGGGTGGCCGACCATTTTGGAAAATCCGCGCTGTGGCCGCTGCCACAGTACGCTGTTCATTTGACCCAAGCCGCCGAACGTGGCGCGCTGGCGCTCGAAGTGACAGATGCTGACTGGCGTAATTTCGGGCCATCTGCAGCGGAACTGCAACTGTCCTACGACGGCTTGCAGGGCTGGCAAGGCGAAGATCGATGGGTGGTGATTTGGGCTGCCGATGGCTGGCAAGTGTCGCAACTGACCGACGTCGAAAGTGATCTGTTGTGGCTGAGCGAACCACTGGCACGCGCCGTTGCAGCAGGGGCATCCGTGATGCCGCTGCTGTGGGGAACCACTGTCGATCCGGCAGCATTGACCCAGTGGGTGCCGGGCATGGTCGGCGGAAGCGCTACGGCCAACATCGAGCCTGCAGAAACTCCGGACATGGATGCGGTCGACGACCCGTGGCTCGACGAGATCGCGGTCTGGCCGGATGGAAACTGGCGCGACGATCCCACGGCAAATATGGCGGGCGTCATCGCGCGCCAGGACTTTTCTCCGGCAGATCCTTGGATTCGCCGGGACGACCCGTGGCCGGTGGGTACCTTCCAGCGGCGCTATCTGGCCAGCAATCTTGATGAGATCGAGGTTTGGCGTGGGCGGCTGTGGCGTACCCAAGGTCGGCTGGAAGCCTTCTGGCTGCCCGATGGTTTGGCTCCAGTGTTGTGGGTCGCCAGCGAAGCTTCGCCTGACGATGGCTATTTGCGCCTAAGTGGTGGAGTTAGCGGTAACGACGTGTCGGCCTTCTGGCATCGACCCGCTGCCTGCGTGATTGCTCATCCAGACGGTTATCGGCAATACGCGCTGACCTCGACTTGCCATTTTGATCAAGGCGGCGTGCTGGTTTTGCGCTCCGGCATCGATGAATTTGTGCCTGCGGGTAGTGGGGTGTTTCGCCTCGTGCGCTGCCGTCTCGACCACGACGCCATCGATTTGTACTGGCACAGCCCGCAGCTCATGGAAATCACGCTGACCGCGCGCCAGTTGCCTGAACCGCGTGGCAATGACCGAGAAACCTATGGGGAGTACGCCGCATGAGCAATCAGCCAATGATGGAAGTCGAGCTGTACGCTTTTACTAGTGCCAGCGGCCAGTTCCTGCTGACGCCGCACGAATTCGACGTCGACCTCGATGGCAATCTGTACGCGAGCCTATCCATCGAACGCAACGAACTGGCGCTGGGTGCCGAAGCGGCCAAGTCGGCGCTGGAGCTTAAACTGCCACCCGACTGCGATCTTGTGCGTCATCTGCTCGCCACCTCTCTGACTGGGGAAACCACCTCGATCACCTTGCGGATCGGACGGCGCGACACCTGGAGTGACTACTGGTGGCTGTCGGGCACACGCTGGATGGGTCGGGTGCTGGGCGTCGAGATCGCCGAGGATGCTGCACGTATTCGCTGTGAAAGCGCGCAGGTCAGTCTCAAACGAATCGGCCTGCGTCGGCTCTACAGCCGCAGATGCTCGCACGTCCTGTATTCGAGCGCCTGCGGTGCATCGCAGATTTCTGCCAGCGCCTTCGTGGTCAACACTAATGGCCGCAACGTGGAACTCGACGGCGGCGTTCCAGCCAGTGTGAGTGGTGGCATAGCCGGAGGCTGGCTGCAGACGCCGGAAGGCGCTCGCCACATGATCGTCAGCGACTTCGGCAGCGGCGTGGAGTTGCTCTATCCCGTTGCCATCGAACCGGGCACCGAGGTGCAACTGACGGTCGGGTGCGATCACAGCACATCCACCTGTGAGTCGCGCTTTGGCAACCTCGACAACTACGGCGGCTTCCCCGCCATTCCAAGCAAGAACCCGTTCTCTACGGGCGTTTTCTGAGGGCTGGCAATGTGGTATCTCGTCGTCATCATCGTCGCTGCGCTCGTTTCTGTCGCGCTCGCGCCCAAACCACCGGAACCCAAACCTGCGTCGCTCTCTGACATCGATGCCCCCACCGCAGAAGAAGGCCGACCAATTCCCGTTGTATTCGGAACGGTGCTGCTACGCGGAGCCAACGTCGTCTGGTATGGCGATCTGGAAGCCGACCCGATCAAGAAGAAAGGCGGCAAGAAATGAGCACTGAAACTGTCATCACCATCGATCACGTGCGTGCCGTCGGCCTTTGTGTGAACGGCACGCGCACGTGGTTCGCGCGTCACGATCTTGATTTCCGCGCTTTTCTGCGCGAAGGCCTTGATGCCGACACCTTGCTGGCCACCGGCGACGCAATGGCCCAGCGCGTGGTTGAACACGCCCGCCAGCAGGAGCAAGACTGATGGGTGGCAGCAGCAAATCCCAGACAGTCGGCTACCGCTACCGCATGGGGCTGCATCTGGCTTTATGTCAGGGGCCGGTCGATGCCGTGCAGGAAATCCAGATGGGTGACCGTACCGCGTGGGGCGATGCTGACCGAGGCATCCTGTCCATCGGGCACGGTCTGACCAGCATCAGCATCAACAAGCCCGATCTTTTTGGTGGCGATTCACACGAGGGCGGCGTGGTCGGAAATATCGACGTGCTCGCAGGTGGTGCGGGCCAAGGGCGCAACGACTACCTGATGAGCCGACTGGGCAGCGCCATCCCGGCATTCAGGGGTGTGCTGTCGTTGGTTGCCCGCAAAATTTTGTTCGCGGCCAATAACCCGTACATCAAACCGTGGGCGGTGCGCGTCCGCCGCTTTACTGCTGGCTGGCATGGGCAAGCGTGGATGGAGTGGAACGCCGAGGTGCGTGTCTGGGATGACGACGAAGGCCAGGAGATCAGCGTGGGCATGAACCCGGCCCACATCCTGGTGCAGTGCCTCACCGACCCGCACTGGGGCATGGGCTATCCGCAAGACTCCATCGGTTGGAGTTTTTGGAACGTGGCGTCGGCACTGTCGAGCGAGGGCTTCGGCCTCAATCTGGTCTGGACCCGCCAGCAGTCCATAGAGAGCTTCATCGGTCAGGTAATCGACCACATCGGCGGCATCCTCTACACCGATCCCGAGCAAGGCACCTTCGAGCTCAAGTTGCTGCGCGACGATTACTGGATCGATAGCCTGCCGAAGTTGGGCCCCGACGAGATCGTGCGTCTCGAACGCTTTGAACGTGCCCAATGGGGCGAGCTGCCCAACGAATTGACCGTGATCTACTCGGACTGGCAAACCGGCGGGGACACCACCGTCACGGTGGAGAACCTCGCCGCCATTCAGTTGCAGGGCGGCGTGATCAACCAGCGCCGTGACTATCCTGGCGTCAACTACGGGCCACTGGCCGCGCGGCTGGCTTTGCGCGATCTGCGGGCATTGGGTTCCCCTTTAGCCCGGCTCAGTCTGACGGTGGCACGCGAAACACTGGAGCGCCCACCGCTGCCGGGCGATGTATTTCTGCTGAATTGGCCTCGCTTGAGCATCGATCAGATGGTGGTGCGCGTGACTGGCATCGACACCGGCAAGCTGGGCGCTGCCGAGTGGCGTATCGAGGCCATCGAGGACGTTTTCGGCATGAGCAACACCGTGCTGTCGTCACCGCCGCCACGCATCGAGGAACCCACCATTGCGCCGCTGCCGCCAGCGTTGGTACTCGCCGTCGAAATTCCGTACTGGGAACTGTCGCGGAGGATGTCCCGTGCGGATCTGGCCTATCTGACCGACACGGACACCTATCTCGCCGCACTGGCGGCTGCAGGCGGCACCGGGCAGCTGAACTGGCAACTGGCCATCGGCGCATCAAGTGGCGACATCGCCGCCGTCGTGGGCGAGGACTATGCACCGTTGCTGACACTCGACGCGGCCTTGCCTGCGACCGAGTCTGATGCTGTAGCAGTGCCGGTGACCGCCGTCAGCCAACCAGAACGACTTGCCGTTGGCAACTACGCCTATCTGGTGGATGCCAGCGGAGCACTGCGAGAAGCCGTGACAATCCTGACCTTCGACACGGGCAACGCGACCATTAATTTGGCGCGAGGCGTACTCGACACCACGCCGCAGTCACACGCGCTTGGAACACGCCTGATCGGCGTCGGTGATTGGCTGGCATCGGAAAGCGCCGAGCGCGCGCCCGGTGAGTCGGTGTTTGTGGGAGCGATTCCGCGCACCTCGACTGATCAAGGCGACGCGGTTCTAGCCAGCAATGGCCAGCCCATCGTTCTGGTCGGTCGGCAGGCGCTGCCGTATCCCCCGGGGCGCATCCGAATCAGTGACGACATTGATCCAGCAACAGTTTCGGGCGACATCACCTTGGCGTGGGCCCATCGCGACCGCACGCAGCAAACCGCCTACCTCGTGCAACAAAACGAGGGCGATATCGGGCCGGAGTTGGGCGTGAGCTACACCGTGCGCATCCTCAATCGGGACGGCAGCGCGGTGCACACCGAAACAAGTCTGATCGGCACCACCTTCAGCTGGAGCACAGCGGTTGCCGCCGCTGAGGCCGGTGCGCTGGGAGACCGCATCACGGTGGAGATCAGCGCCGAACGCGATGGATTGAGCAATTGGCAGCCACAGGTACGCGTCATGGATCGGACAGGTTACGGCCTGCGCTGGGGCCAGTATTGGGGAGGTGTTTGATGGAGCCGCGCATCGATGTTCATCTGCTCACCTTGAACGAACCTGCCGAATGGCGCGAGACCTGCATCACCAGTCTCGAAGGAGCACCGATCCAGTTGCACGTGCTGCCGGGCATCCCGGGCCGCATCGGCGAGGCACGCGCGGCGGGTTATGCGCAAGGCACGTTGCCGCTGGTGTCCTTCGTTGATCCCGATGATCTGTACGAAGCCATCGCTTTTACGCAGTTGGCCGATGCGCTGGATGCCTGCCCACAGGCAGTGATGGCCTACACGGATGAAGCGCTGACGGACGAGGCTGGCCGCGACATTGCCGTGCGACGTCTGGCCTACAGCCGCTGGCAGCACACCAACAGCGCCAGCCACGTTCACGGTCTGATCGTGATGCGGCGTTCCGTCGTGGAATCTGTGATCAAGGAAACCACCGACATCCACAATTTTGCCGATTGGATGCTGACGCTGCTCGTCGCCAAACGCGGCGGCGTGCTGTACCTGCCCATCGTCGGACGTCATTGGCGGCAGCACCCGCAGCAAAGCCACCGAACCGGCGATCCGGACGCTGTCCGGCGTATTCGCCAAGCATTGAATCTCTGGAGATAAACCATGTCATCAACCGACCCGAACCTTGGACTCAACTACGGCTGGACGCTCGGCGAGAGCGGCTGGGATACCGGCATGGACGCCAACCTCAAGCGCCTCGGCGCAGTGATTGGCCTGTCCGTGAAAGACCGTGACCTGACTGCACCACCTGCCAGCCCGGCCAACGGCGACCGCTACATCGTCCCGGCCACCGCCACGGGCGTGTGGGCAGGCAAGACCAACCAGATCGCCGCGCGCATTGCCGACGTCTGGGAATTCCACGTACCCAAGATCGGCTGGCTTTGCTACATCGAGGACGAGGCCAAGCTCTCGGCCTACAAGGCCACCGGCTGGAGCGCCGGTATCGCCATCTGAATCGCCATTTTTACCACTGAAACCCGCCCACGAGGCGGGTTTCGCATTTCTGGAGAACGCAAATGAACGCACCCACTGTGACTGAGGGCATGGTCACCATGCCCAAGGATGAATTCGAAGAACTGCTGGAACGTGTTGCCGAGCGCGGCGCGCGTGCGGCGCTGTCCGATGTCGGCCTCGACGGCGAAAACGCCGCGAACGACATTCGCGAGCTGCGCGGCTTGCTGGAGGCCTTCAATACCGCCAAGCACACCGCGTGGCAGACGGTGATCAAGCTGGTCACCACGAGTTTCTTGCTGGCGCTGGTTGCGGGCGCGCTCATCAAGCTCAGGGTGTTCGGAGGTGCCCAATGATCGAAACATTACTTGGCGGTCTGCTGGGTGGCGCATTCCGTCTCGCCCCCGAATTCCTCAAGTGGCTCGACCGCAAGGGCGAACGTGGCCACGAGCTGGCGATGCAGGACAAGGCGCTCGAATTCGAGAAGATTCGCGGTGCGCAACGAATGGGCGAGATCGGCGCAGGCGCTGACGCCGCGTGGAACGTCGGTGCCATCGAAACACTGCGCGATGCCGTGCGCACCCAAGGTGAGAAAACCGGCGTGCGCTGGGCCGATGCGCTCTCAAGCAGTGTGCGGCCCGTGATCACCTACTGGTTCATGGCGTTGTACTGCGCTGCCAAAACCGCTGCGTTTGTGGCGGCCGTAACCGCTGGCGCTGGCTGGGGCGTGGCAATCCTGCACGCGTGGACGGAGGCAGACCAAGCCTTGTGGGCCGGGGTGCTGAATTTTTGGTTCCTGGGGCGCGTGTTCGACCGGGTGCGGTCGTGATGGTGCCGCAGTCTGCAATCGAACTGGCCAAGCGCTTTGAGGGCTTTGAAAAGCGAGTGAAGCGCGGCACGGAGATTGCTGCCGTCCCTTACGTGTGTCCGGCAGGATTCTGGACGATTGGTTACGGCCACCTTTGTGCGCAGGATCACCCGCCAATCACGCAGGACGAGGCCGAAGCCTATCTGGCACAAGACCTCGTGAAAGCGTTGAGGGCCACGTTGCGGTACTGCCCGGTGCTGGCCACCGAGCCAGAAGGACGGCTCGCCGCCATCGTGGACTTCACTTTCAATCTCGGTGCAGGGCGGCTCCAGACATCGACGCTCCGACGGCGGATCAATCAGCGCGACTGGTCGGGTGCTGCAATGGAGCTGCAGCGGTGGGTCTATGGAGGCGGTCGGGTGCTGCAGGGATTGATGACAAGACGTAAGGCAGAGGTGCAATTGATGCTGTGTTCAGACGAACTTAGGACTGGACGCTCTGGGTAAAATGAGTGACAATACGTCACACAATTAACCCAGAACAAAAAATACATGGCAGCTGAATTGGAAGATCTTGATCTCATCAAAAAACTCTTGGAGATCTACGATCAGAAGTATCTCGGTGAGTACTTGAACAGAGTTTCACCTGGGCAATGGTGCAGAGAAACCATCAATCGTTGGCTAAAAGGGAAAGCATCGCCACGACTTAGCCATCGCGAACATGATGCTTTGTGCACGCTCCTGCCAGCCCCACCTCCAAATCACCCAGATTACGAGTTCGACTTCATTGACCTTTTCGCGGGCATCGGCGGCATACGACGCGGATTTGAACATGCTGGAGGCAGGTGTGTCTTTACAAGCGAATGGAACGATTACGCGATCAGAACATACAAGGCGAATCACTATGCTGACCCTGTGGCGCATAGTTTCAATGACGACATTCGCAAGGTGACGCTCAGTGAGCAGGAAGACGTCTCAGAGAAAGTGGTCGCTGCAAATATCCACAGACTGATCCCAGACCATGATGTCCTTTTGGCTGGCTTTCCTTGTCAACCATTCTCGATCGCCGGAGTATCAAAGAAAAATGCCCTCGGCCGAGCGCACGGATTCGAATGTAAAACCCAAGGCACACTATTCTTTGATGTGGCGCGGATTATTAAGGTGAAACGGCCAGCAGCATTTCTACTGGAAAACGTCAAAAACCTGAAGAGTCACGATAAAGGAAGAACTTTCAAGGTCATCATGGAAACCTTGAATGAATTGGGCTATTGGGTTGCAGATGTGGATGCTGTAGGGTCATCAGATCCCAAAGTCATTGATGCTCAGAACTTTGTTCCGCAGCACAGAGAACGAATTGTGCTCGTAGGCTTTAGGCGAGACCTGAACGTGCATGACGGCTTTACCCTAAAAGATATAAGGAAGCACTACCCAAAAAAGAAACCTGTCCTCGGAGATATTCTTGAAAAAAGTGTAGATGAGAAATACATTCTTACACCGAGGCTCTGGGAGTATTTGTTTAACTATGCGATCAAGCACAAGGCAAAAGGCAACGGATTCGGTTATGGTTTAGTGGGTGAAGGAGATGTAACTCGGACTCTTTCAGCGCGATACTACAAAGATGGCTCAGAGATTCTGATAGATCGAGGTTTTAATCCAGATAAGGATTTCTACACTGCCAAGAATCAAAAGAACAGGCCTCGCAGACTAACCCCTCGTGAGTGCGCAAGGCTGATGGGTTATGACGAGATTGATAATCCATCATTCAAGATCCCGGTCTCAGATATGCAGGCCTACAAGCAGTTTGGTAACTCAGTTGCTGTGCCTGTTTTTGCAGCAGTTGCAAAATTGATGAAGCCTAGAATCAAGGAGGCCATCCTTAAAACGAAAATTCGCCCCAAAAATGGCTGATGTTCATAGCCCCGACATCCGCTCGAAAAACATGCGGGCAATACGCTCAAAAAACACCAAACCAGAAATTTTGGTCAGGCGTGCCCTTCATGCAGCAGGATTCCGTTACCGGCTCCATGTACCTGGCATGCCAGGTAAGCCGGATATCGTTTTTTCAAAATTTCATGCCGCCATTTTGATTCATGGGTGTTTCTGGCACGGACACGACTGTAAATTTTTCAAACTGCCGTCAACCCGAACTGAGTTCTGGCGTGCCAAGATAGAGAAAAACAGAATCAACGATGCAAGAGCATTCGAAACGCTAGTTTCGTCAGGCTGGCGCGTTGCGGTCGTCTGGGAATGCGAAATTTGCAGAAGGCCGAATGAAGATCAACTCAGCTTAACCCTACGGCTATCAGACTGGTTGAAATCGGCCCGGACCTCCATTGAGATTCCGCCTGCGCACGTAAGTAGTCAATAGCAATGTCTCAAAGCAATCATGACGTCCCTACAATTTGGCGTGGCGGCATGTCTATCCCCCAGCTATTTTTAGCCGCTTCGACACAGCTTCTGCGATCAGAGTTTTAAGGTCATCAGTTGAAAGTGGCGGATTCGTTCTGTGCAGCATCGCGTGACAGTTCCCACAGACAGGTACCAAATCCCTCACTGGGTCAACCCGATACGCCCCCCCCATTGACGACACCGGAACTCGGTGATGAACTTCAATGAAATCTTGGCCAAGATCACCATAATGAACGCCAAAATCAAAGCCACAGACATTGCAAGTCGTACCGAAGTGGGCGATGCACGCTGCACGGTTAACGGGACTTCTTTCGTACTTGTTGACCTCCACTTGAATTTTCGCACCCTCCGGTAGTCCAACTTCAAAACCCGGAACCGTGTCGATCACTTCTTCCAATGGTAAGAGGGCCAGCGCCATACCCAGACAGGTCGAGGCAGCTTCGAGGACGAAATCATGGGACTGATCGCCTGACAGCTTCCCGCTCACCACCCTTTTGTCGCAGTCAAGTTCAAATTTTGCCCATTCACCGTGTGGCAGGTCATCTGCAGCATCAACGGGATTTCCATTCACGCTAATGCTTAAACGAAAGCCATCCAACGCAGCTTTTCTGGCCAAAGTCGAAAACGTTGTCCTTGCAGTTTCGTCTGCCTCTGCCATATGTCGTAACAGGGTTCTGGAAAAGGCATCCGCCCTAAAACTTGCTTCCACCTGGCGTGGTGTGCGCGCCAAAACAATGCCAAACCCATTTGGGCGCGGAAGATCAACAGGTCGCAGAACGACAAACCTACCGCCGTCAACGTCCTCAAGCCCCCCAAAAAGCCCAAGACCAAATCGCGCCTGAAGCCTTTGAGCCAAGGCGGTCGCGTCGAGCATTGTCATTACTCAGCTCCAGACTCCGGCGGATCGGGCAAATCAGCAACTAGCTTTTTAAGATTGCGTGACACCTCAATCCGAAATTCCTCGAACGCGTCCCGGTTCTCGTCGTTAACGTTGTTTAATTCGGCTTGAGCCAACGCCCAGAGCATAAAGTCGAGTGCCTGAACTACAACACTGTCGCCTTTGTTTGGCAGATATGCCTTTGGATAGAAGGGGTGCCCCGTGTTTAGCGTAACGCCAAACGCGCCGTTGACGAGGGCCGGTTCCCAAAGTACGCCATTGTCAAGCGTTTCACTGGTTGATATGTGAACCAGACTGGGCTCGTCGGTCGTAACGATCTTGAGCTTTGTCGTGGAATGACCAGAGTTGTTCGTTATCCCAACCTCGCCATTCGCTGAATTGACATCGGTTACCGTTGCTACCTTCAGCGCTCCAACCTTCTGATGAATTGCATTGCCGGAGGCGGTGTGCAGCAACGCAGCGGCTCCTTTCACTGCCCCAGCAGCACCCTTCCTGTAGCGAGTTTCCGCTTCGCGGCGTGGCGCTGCAAGAAAAGTGTCCCTCAACCACTCGTAAAGCTGCTCATTCAGGAGAATCCTTGACTTCTTGATGTCCACCTGAAAAGCGTCATCCAGTTTGTGGTCAAAAGACAGCTCTACACGCAGGAGCGAAAAGTGTGGTTCCTGCTTGTACATGCCAAGCCAATCCGGCCCATGAATAAGTCGGTTTTCTCTATAGACATAGACCCCTTGGCGTTCGTTGGAAATCTTGGCCGCGATTCGATTCTCAGACGACGAGAACTCTTCTTTTCTTGGAAGGATGAAAGCCCTAATGGAAAATGAAGTTGTTTGCCCGCTGGGTAATTGAACCGGGATAGTCTTGTCAACGACCGGAGTGTTAACCTCTGCCACACAAAAGGGGTCCCACGCAGCGACCGCAAAACCGTTCAACTTAATGTTGAGCGTCCGTGAACGTTTGTCTGAGGGGTCAAGGAATCGCTGGTAAACAGTTGCGATGTGTTCCCGCAATGACTCTTCTAATCGTTTGAGCGCATTCTTCAGTGGCTTTCCATCTGGTTTTGTATAGTCGGAAAGGAGCCGGTCAACTTTCTCCCAGATGACTACCGTTCCGGATTTGCCTTTCGCGCTTTCATTGAGTAGCTGCGCTTCGTGCGACGCAGCTGGGCCAAGTTCAAGACCCCAACTATTCGACTGTCCCAAAAAATCAAGATCCCATGCAGCGCGCAGTGGTGCCGCCTGACCATCCGGGCGCGAAATTAATGCCAGTCGTTTACAAAAAGCTGTTGAAGCAGTTTTCAGCCCCAGTCCGAATTTTCCTAGGCTGGCGGGATCAGCTCGTTTCTTGGATCCATACTTCATCGCATTGATGAGTCCATCCCTGTCCATGCCGCAACCGTCATCCGCGACTGATACAGCAATGTTTCCAATGAAGTCAGCACCAACCCGAACGTCAACGACAGTCGCACCAGCAGCGATAGAGTTATCGATAACGTCCGCTACTGCGGTGTTGAATTCATAACCCGTGTCGCGCAGCCCCTCACTGACTCGGGCTACGTCTGGTGGCACCTCAATAGTTTCTATTTGCGACATAGTCATTCCCCCCTTTAATTTCAAGAATTGATAATTTTCCAACCGCCACTCAGGATGAGAACGCCATCATCGTTGAGTCTTACAGTAGTACCGCCTGCGCGAACACATTCCACATACACGGAGCCATTTTCGTCTTTGGAAAAGATTAGGTCGTCCCCAATTTTTGCGTCAATTGCGCGCAGGTACTTGGTCATGCATGTAAGGCGGTACTCATTGCGCGTGCCGTCGAAGAGTGCGTTGTTGTAATAAATGAAATTGAATTCCCATTTCGATCCATCAGCGCGCTCCCGAACCAAAAGTGTTATTCGCGGATTCTTAATACTTGGATTCAACTGAGGAAAAAACGAAAGAATCTCTTTAGCTTTAGGCACGAGAATTCCTGCTTGGTGGCCGCCCGTTGCACCAACATCATTGGCACTAAGCTTCTTTGAAATTGTGGTCGTCATTTTCCGTGTTCCTGAAATTTTGAAAGGGGCGAAATTTGAAGCGCCCGGACAATTATTGATGGATCAATCTCACCTTCGTGGCCAATGACAGCTTCACCGGCCAAGCCACGCTTGAATTGGGCGCGGTCCAGCATTACCTCTTCAACACTGTCAACGAAGTAGAGATAGTGAATTGTCACAGGTAGCAATTGCTTCCTCCGATACGCTCTCCCAGATGCCTGATCAGTGAGAGCTGGATTCCATTCTGGGTTGAAATGGATCACGTGATTGGCTGCCGTTATATTCAGCCCTGCACCAGCTGCTTTAGGATTTAAGAACAGCGCACCGAATCCTTTGAACTCATAGAACTGATCAACTGTTGGTTGCCGGGTTGCAACCGGCACACGACCATCAATGAATCGGAAGAACCCTTTCGGCCACCTCTGAGGAATATCCCGCATCAACAGATCTGCCATTCCTTGGTAGGTTGTAAATACCAGAGCCTTCTCATTGGATTCAAATATCTCGGCGAGAAGCTCCAATAGACGAGCATATTTCGGCATGTCGACAGACGGGTCGCCGCTGCCGTTATCTATAAGATAGGGATGAGTGCAAAACATTCGAAGGCGGGAAGTGGCAACCATTGCTGCTGCCGGTCCGTATTCTTCTAGCGTCTGTCGTCGCAGAGCTTCATACGCTTCAGCAAGCCCCTCGGTCATCTTTATCGGCTGGGGGATTTCTATCTTTGGGGGCAGATCCTTGGCCACATCAGCCACCTTTCGCCTCAGAAGAATAGGCGAAACAATTGGCCCGAGTCGGCTTGCATCGTTGATGTCATCGGAAAAGCTTGCTCGAAATTCACTAACAGACCCAAGCAACCCAGGAAGTGCGAAATCTGCAAGCGACCAAAGATCATCGAGCCGGTTTTCCACAGGAGTGCCGGTTACTGCTAGTGACACCCGACGCGGAATTCTTTTAACCGCCTGAGTCCTCTGTGCGTCAGGATTCTTTATTGCCTGCGCCTCATCAAGAACGAGTAAGTTCCACTCTATCGAAGAAAGTAGCGGCTCATCTCGTATGGCGGTGTCGAAAGATGTGATCACGACATCAAACGGGCTAAGGCGCTCCGCAATCCCGGCTCTTCCCGCTCCTGCATGAACGTGAACCTTGAGTAGCGGTGAGAACTGTGCGAGTTCTCGCCTCCAGTTCTCGACAATAGTAGCTGGCGCAATAACTAACGATGGCACGCTGCACCGGTTGTGTTCTGACTGAAGAAGGCCGATGACTTGCAAAGTTTTTCCCAAGCCCATTTCGTCTGCCAATACGCATCCAATTTCCTGCTGGGCAATTAACCGCAAAAAGGCCACTCCATCTTTTTGGTATGGATAAAGCTCTGCATTTAGCCCGGGCACGTCGCAAAAAGCCTTTCCAGCGCTCGTTGCAATATCTGAAGCAACCAAAAGGGAGTCATCGATAAGCTTTGCAGGAACATCATGCGCACTGCGCAGTGCAATCAACTGTCCAAATGAAATCGGATTGCCCTCGGTTACCCCTAGCCCTAAGATCCAAACTTTGGCGGCCTGCAGTGCTTCAAGGTTGATGGGGTACCATTTCCCTCCACTAATTACCTGGTCAGCTCCATCCGGGACATCGCAATATCCAAGGTCGGTGGAAACCCCAGTAGTCACAACAATTGAACTTGGATTCGTATTCTTGATCCAGACCGCAGGCTCGGCGGGAAAGCGGGAAAAGCTGAGGTTCGGGCACGCATCCGGCAGCAAGCAATCAAGAGTTCGACCCTCTATTTCGGTCAAACTAGAAAAAACGGCCGAATAAACTTGCATGGCGCTCGGGAAGAATTGGCCCCCAGACCGATCCTTTATTTTTAGCCGCCCCTCATCGATAACCCATTCCGCTTGATGCATCTCAGCCTCGTTTCGATTTGGATGTAGTGAGCATTTGAGCCGCTGCAAGATTGTCAGCATCGCCGCCATTTTGGTACATATCGCCCCGAGTCATCTGCTTATCCTTGAGCTGCAGCCGTTGCAACTTGACTATCTGAGCCAGCACCGGAAACGCCGAGGCTCCAGTGCTTGCTGAGAACGCCCACGAGGCGCTGCTGTCGTGTGCCGAGCAGTGCCGGTGTCCAGTCGGAGAGACTGCGCACTTCATTGGTCAGGATGAAAGGTGAGCTCGTACCCTTGCCACTGAAGTAAACATTTCTCTTGGTGACAAAGTCGTAGTTGCTGGCGGCGGGGTTCTTGCGGACGTGTAAGGGAACCAAGTTGGCCAGCCGATGCGTCCAGGAGTCGCGCGCATCGTCGTCGGGGAACCACGTCATCCATTCGGACCCGTTTGGCGGGGTCTGCGGCAGAACGTGTTCAAGGGATAGATGGGCAAATGCCTGCTTCTTGCTTCCATCACTCACCAAGGCCTCAAGCCTGAGCATCAACGCCATACGGGCCTTGGGCAAGCGGCGGTAAATATCACCGTCCAGTGCTTCGAGGAACTCGCGCTTCTGCTTGTCGGTAAGGTCTAAGGTCTTGAGGACAGCTGCGTCACCATCGAACGTTTCTACTTCAATTTCTTTGGTGAGGGCGGCATAGGTGTCAATGCGCTCATTGATGCCTACCTTTGTAACCAGCAGGAAATAGGTCAGGCGTTCGAGTGATTTGAAGAATGAGGCTAACAAAGATGGCTGTTGCCGGAACCGTTTGAAATAGACCAACGCAGGTGGCACCCAGTCCTTAAAGTCGACGCGATTCAACCAAGACAGATAGTCGTTGACCACCTCGGCATGTTCTGTCGCTTCGAAGTCGGAATCACGTACAAAATCCCAGACCTCGGCATATGGCTTGATGACCTTGTCGACCAAGTCAATCGGGGCTTTATATTCGGTGACGTAGTCTTGAAACTCTTTGACGAGTGTCGCCCTTTGCTTCTGCTTGGCGTAGATGGTTCGAATGTGGACAAAGAGGTCGCCAAAGGCATCACGCCCGAGGGCGCTCTCGATTTGGCTCCACTGTTTGGCGTAGGCCCGGCTCTTAGCGTCACCCGCAATGGTGCGGATCGATCCCAACACTGCCGCTTTTAGAATGTCGATAGGGGCGAGGTCAAGCCCACGGTTATTCAGCACCGAGAAGATGCGATATGCGGCTTCAAGGTCGGGCGTCGAAATAACGACCAATGAGCAGTCATTGGCGAGGAATTTCCACAGCGCTTCACGCTCCGCACTTGAGAGTGCACTGGCCTTTTCCAAAAGCAGCGTAGCGTTTTCACGAAAACGCAGACGACTGTCTTCGAGCTTATCGGTGCTGGCCACTAGACGTGTGATGCCACCCGGCTCCTGAATGAATGTGCGGAAGAAATCGATATCCTCCTCGCGGGCAATCAGCCGGTACTCATTGGTCTCGCCAAGACTGACCTTGCCCTTCTTGTAGAGAAAATCGGTGATGTCATCTGCCGCGTCGGGCATCACTGACCGCAGCACGGCAAAAAGCATTGTTAGCGTACTGATGCGTTGCTGACCATCGACAACGGATGACTTGGGTTCCCGGTCGTTCTTGATGAGGACGATGCTGCCAAGAAAGTATTGACTCGTCGCCCCTGATGTCCGGGCATCTTGCATCGCTGACACGAGGTCATTGAAGAGCTCTTCTGCCTGCTCCGTTGTCCAAGCGTATGGACGCTGGTAGTCCGGAATCTCGAACTGGTAGCTGCCCTCGAAAATCTCTCGGATCAGCTTATCGTGTGCTTCAAGTGTCTTGGCCATCGTGTTCTGTCTTTCCGTCTATTTTTTTGTTTGCGCGACCGGAGGGCGATACCCTGGCGCGAGCTTTGCGTTTTCCACACCGTACAAAGCTAGCGGATCGCTGAGCCATAACCGGTACTGTTCTTCTTTGAGGCTGTGATCCGGCGAAGCATCCACGCTCCAGCGCAACAGCATGTAGCCCGCGACTGCAGCACGAACGCGCATCCGTATCGAGCCATCCGCCATCCCATAGTCCATCCGGATAATTTCAGGGCGGCCGAGGCGGGGATGCGGAACCAGCTCCAGCTCAACTATTCGTGTCCACTGGATGTCGTTGTCCGGCCGTTCGTGCGGCAGAGGTTCTTCGTTGAGCACGGTCGGTTGCTCAATCCGTGTCACGACGAAATCGCGAAACTCACCGGACTTCCGATCAAATGCTCGAACGTGCCAGCGCAAACCTGTATCTACCAATGCGAACGGCACGATGACGCGTTCGGACTCGCCACTGCTCATTGAGTGGTAATGAATCGCCACTGGGCGCTTGGCGTGGATGGCCCGGCAGATTGGAGCCAAGACTTCCATTTGCGGGTTGCTCAAGGAGGCAGGGGATTCACAGGGAAGCAATGGTTTCGTCTCGCCATCTACCCCGTCACCAAAACCCAGCGACAGCGCCGACAAGACACGCTGCGGCGCGTGCTCAAAAATTGGGGAGAAGGCTTTGCCGATGCGGTAAACCTTGCTGCTTCCGTCGAACTCAATGTTGTGTGGGGCGATCTCCCGATACAACGCCAAATCCCGGGTTGCACCAGCCGGGGCAACGCCAAATCGGCCAGCCAGATCAGGCCGCCCGATCTCGCCCATAAAGTAGAGACGGAACTCAACGTAGGCCAAACGCTCCCGCTGGGCTTGGCTCAGACTTTCAATACGTTGGGGGCGCATGGTCAAGCGCTCCTCATCCATAAGAAGCGACAGTAAGACCGAAATACGCTGATTGATTGCTCATTTCGTGACCATTAATATCATCAAAGTGATGACATTATGCGCCACTGCTTGAGTCTGAGCAAGTGGTCAGTCTGGACAAATCATCGAAACCACGCCCTCAAGATCAAAACCTTGCTATCCTTGTCGGGATGCGGACGCGGGTTCGGTTCCGTGTTCCACCACCATTTACCTGTATTACCAAGTACCAAGAAGTCCCTAAAGCCCGCTACCAGCGGGCTTTTTCTTTGGTTTCTTGTCCTAGTGCGTCCTATCTTATCCCATTGCATCCGGCAGTTAATGGGGGTATAAATGTGGGGTACATCGTGTACCCCCGTATGGAGATACCCCCAAATGGCCCTGACAAATACCGCCGTATTGAACGCAAAGCCCGAGGCAAAGCCGCGCAAGCTGGCTGACGAAAAGGGGCTGTTTCTGCTGGTGCATTCCAATGGCTCCAAATATTGGAGGCTGAAATATCGTTTTGGGGGTAGAGAAAAGCTGCTGGCCCTGGGGGTATATCCCGAGGTTTCGCTGGCCGATGCCAGGCAACGGCGTGATGATGCCCGCAAGCTGCTGGCAAATGGTATTGACCCCGGCGAATTCAAGCAGCAGGCCAAGCGTGCGATCAATGAAATTTCAGTGAATAGCTTTGAGGCTGTGGCCCGCGAATGGTACGCGAAGAATAAGACCAGCTGGAGTGAATCTCACGGCGAGCGCATCATCCGCCGGTTAGAGCGTGATATTTTCCCCTGGATTGGTGGCAAGCCGATTGCTACCCTGACTGCCCCCGATCTGCTGTCAGCAGTCCGGCGCATAGAGTCACGCGGGGCTGTGGAAACTTCGCACCGGGCCTTGCAGAACTGCGGCCAGGTGCTGCGCTATGCCGTAGCAACCGGCAGGGCAGAGCGGGACGTTTCAGCCGATCTCAAAGGGGCGCTGCCTCAAGTCAGACAAACGCACCTTGCAGCCGTGACAGAGCCTGAAAAGGTGGCCCCCATGCTGCGGGCATTCGATAGCTATTCCGGCTCGTTCGTGACCAAATGCGCCCTGCGACTTGCCCCGCTGGTGTTTGTTCGCCCTGGTGAGTTGCGTCATGCAGAATGGGCGGATATTGACCTGGAGGCCGGCGAATGGCGATACATGGTCACAAAAACCAAAACCCCGCACCTTGTCCCATTGGCCCGGCAGGCTGTGGAAATTCTCAAAGAATTGCACCCGCTGACCGGGCAAGGGCGTTACGTTTTCCCAAGTGCTCGCACCAGCGAACGTCCCATGAGTGATAACGCCATACTGGCCGCGCTGCGGCGCATGAATATCGGCAAAGATGAAATGACCGGGCACGGATTCCGGGCCATGGCTCGCACCATTCTGGATGAAATCCTGGGCGTGCGGCCTGACTATATCGAGCACCAGCTGGCCCATGCAGTCCGGGATCCGAACGGCAGGGCATACAACCGAACAGCGCACCTGGCCGAACGCCGGAAAATGATGCAGTTATGGGCGGATTATCTGGACAAGTTGAAGGCCGGCGCTGAGGTGTTGCCGTTCAAATCTGGCAGGGCCTGATCTGTGTTTTCCCGTTCAGACATTGTTATTTTCGGTTGGGACAGGTTGGGACAGTTGGGACATGGCGTCTTTACTGGCTTTCAGCCGTCCCAACTTTTTTTAAATGAGTTGGGACAGTTGGGACAATCTGTCTTGTGCTGTCTTGTGCGGTTCATTAATCGGGCGATTTTGCCGCGCTTGCTATTTCTCTGCGGGCATTCCACCGATGCAAGATGTGGATTAAGGGTGATACCGTTATACGTGCGGCTCACGTATTAATGACGGGTTTTGCTAGTGCAGGAACACCAGCAAAACCCTGACCATAATCAAACCTGAATAGGAGGCTTCAATATGGCTACCGGCGATTCTACAGCAGCGCCAATCAAACAAAATACAGACGTCTGTACTTTTCACCAAAGGCTTCAAGTGATGTTGAAAGTATCCGGGTATGAATCAATCGAAGATCAATTGAAAGCACTTGAGCAGCTGACCGGTAAAAAGCCCAGAACTGTTGCAGGATGGGTTAAAGGTAGGGCAAAACCATGCCCTGGCAATTTCAGCAAAATACTTTCCGGCTTGTCTATGTGGCCGGCTGCTGAATGGCTTCAGTATGGGGAGGGCCCCGGCCCTTATGCGGTCAAGGTTGTTAATGCGATGAAGAAAATGACAGAGTGGCAGCAAGGCCAGTTTGTAAGGATGGGGATACGGCTGATGAATCAAGACCCGAAAGCCTTGCGATTAATTGATATGTATAACCGAGGGCAGATTGATAACAATGAATTATTGCGCCTGATGTAAGGTTTTGCTGCCCCTAGTCTGGCCGGACGAAAAGCGGAAACCTTCACCGCCTGGGGCAGCCCCTCAATGAAGGTTGCACTTTGAAGGGGTGCGCATGGATAAAGATACAGATGATTACAAAAGCGGAATGGTTCGGCTGACAAAGCATGTCGCCCGTTTGCATGAGGGTGAGAATCTTAACTCTCGTTCTAAGCACAAGAAGATGCTGGGAGAATTAGCCGAAAGTCTAGATCAAGCTGCAAGCCTAATGGAGTATGACTATATGGAATTGCTATTGCAGTCATTTCATGATTGGCGAGGGGCAACCGGCAGAATGACAGGCGAACAACGCTGGGAGTCATATCGGGCGATTAAGTGCCATATTCGAGAATTGGCAGAATCAGCCCGCCAAGCAGTAGATGAAATACCTGATTCACGAAAGAAGTTTGCGCTAGATTTTGCTGCACGCGGATTTTTGCACCTTCGGCATTATTACGGCTTATCGAGACCAAAATTATATGATGGCGGATCTGATATTTCTGAATTTGCTGATCTATGTAAAAACGCAGGAATACATCTTTCCAATGAAAGCTACAGAGGTACGTTAAGAAAATCTATTGAGACTTTTGACCCTTATTTCATTACTGGTTATGAAGAAATTATTTTCCCTCAGTAAGTTAAGGTTAAGCGTTATTTTTTAGTGGAAAGATTACCTAGAAGATACTTGCTTTAAATTTTGTAATGGCATCGCACGGTGTCCAATTGTTGGCGCTGGCATCCAATAGGAGATTATGCGATGACTATTCAACTACCTCAAACGGGTTTCGTCCGTTTGTCTCAAATTCTGGGAGTTATTCCCATTGGTAAATCTACCTGGTGGGCTGGTGTCAAAGCCGGCAAGTATCCGGCACCCATTAAGCTGGGTGAAAATACCACAGTCTGGAAGGCTGAAGATATTCACGCCCTGATTTTGCGTTTGTCGAATGAAGGGGGTGCCAAATGACTACCCCCCAATTGGATGAACACACAAAAGACTGTGAAGCGGCGCTATGTGTCGCTGATAGTTTTGAGGCGGCTTTTGAGTGTTTGCCCCTCATTCTGAAGGGGCATGATTCACTGACGCCAACCGATGCTATTTTAGTGTTTGGTTATGCATTGTTGCATCAGATGAAAAGGAATCATTGGGACGTTACAGATTCCCTTTGCGATCTGCTGGATAGTGTTGATTGCCTGGCGGCGCAAATTGCCGCCAAAGATGAATTAACCGAGCATGAAAGGCAGGTGGTATACCGGGCGCTAGAAGCTGACTATATAGCGAATGCCAATCCAGCGGATATAGCGGCAATGGATAGCGCATTGGCAAGATTCAAGCGGCTTGCCGGTCTGGATTCGTGACCATGGCCGGACAATTTGACAAGATCAAGGCCGCATCCCTTGCGAGCATTGAAAGCGTTTTGAACCGCTGGCTGCCTGGCGGACAACGCAAGGGCCGTGAATATCTGGCCCTGAATCCGAACCGGGCCGACAGTAAGCCCGGCTCATTTTCCATTAATCTGGATAGCGGCGCATGGGCCGATTTTGCCACAGGCGATAAGGGCGGCGATCTGGTGTCGCTGGTGGCTTACATCGAGGGAAAAAAGCAGGGCGAGGCCGCCAAGCTGCTGGCTGACTTTCTGGGGGTGAATGTCGACAAAACGGACCCACAGAAACGCGCCACAAGCGCACAAAATCAGGCCGGCAATAGTCAGGCACCAGCGCAAGAGAATAAAACAAGCTGGCGGCCAGTGCTGCCCGTCCCTGCAAACTCAAGACCGCCGAAAGCGCACCCCAAGCACGGTTTGCCTTCCACGCAATGGGAATACCTGGGAGAGGATGGCAGCTTGCGCTGCCTTGTCTATCGGTTTGAACCGAAAGCGGACGGCGAGCGCAAGCAATTTTGCCCTTTGACCTGGTGCGAATCAGCGGACGGCAAGCGGCGGGCATGGCGCTGGCAGGGGTTGCCGGAACCGAGGCCGCTTTATCACCTGGACCAGCTGGCGGCACGCGATGCCGCCGCCGTGATCGTTTGCGAGGGTGAAAAGGCAGCGGACGCGGCCAGCCTGCTATTTCCTGAATGTGTGGCCGTGACCATGTTGAACGGGGCGCAAGCACCAGCAAAAACGGATTGGCGGCCACTGGCTGGGCGCACTGTCTGGCTATGGCCGGACAATGACGCGCCGGGCCTTGAGTGCATGGCGACTGTTGCCAGATTGGCCGGCGAGGCTGGCGCGGTCATGCTGAAGATGATTGATCTATCAGCCTTTGCCCGGACCCCAAGCCAGAACGAGGCCGGCGAACCCGTGCTGTTGCCGGGTAGCCCTGTACCTGAAAAGTGGGATGCAGCGGACGCACTGGCGGGCGGGTGGACGGCGGCGCATGTTTTTCTGTTGCGTAAAGAGGGCGGCATTCTGGTTAATCCGCCCAAGCCCAGCACCAGCACCAACACAGCCGATAAAAACGAGAGGCAGGAGGCCACCGATCTGGAGCCGCCGCGCACCCGCTTTCATTGCAACGATGAAGGCGTGTGGTATTTCGGCAAGAATGAAAACGGCACAGAGGCCCCGCCGCTTTGGGTGTGCTCACGGCTGGAAATCACGGCAGTAACGCGGGATGCTAAAAACGAATCATGGGGGCGGCTGCTTGAGTTTGACGATCTGGACGGCCAGCACCATGCCTGGGCCATGCCTATGGAAATGCTGAAGGGGGATGGCGCGGAATACCGGGGCGTTTTGCTTTCAATGGGCCTGCAAATGTCCACCATGACCAAAGCCCGCAACCTGCTGACGCAATACATACAGACAGCGCCAGTAGATCAACGTGCCCGCTGTGTGGAGCGCACCGGCTGGCATGGGCGGGTTTTCGTAATGCCAGAGCGCACGCTGGGCGATGCCGGCGAGCGCATTCTGTTTCAATCAAGCACCAGCACCCCAAGCACCTTTAAACAGCGCGGCCAGTTGTCCGATTGGAAGCAGAACATTGCCGGGCTTTGTTCTGGTAACTCCCGACTGGTGTTTGCGGTATCTGCCGCCCTGGCAGCCCCATTGCTGGAAATGACCGGCATTGAATCAGGCGGCTTTCATTTTCGTGGAGATAGTTCTACAGGCAAGACAACGGCGCTCAGGGTTGCCGCTTCAGTATGGGGCGGCCTTGAATACCTGCAACGCTGGCGGGCCACTGATAACGGACTTGAGGCACTGGCCGCACAGCATAGCGATTGCCTGCTGGTGCTGGATGAAATCAGCCAGGTTGACCCAAAGGCAGCGGGCGAGGTGGCCTATATGCTTGCCAATGGCAGCGGCAAGGCGAGAGCCAGCCGAACCGGCACCATGCGGGAAACCGCAAACTGGCGGCTTCTGTTTTTGTCGAGCGGCGAGGCAGGGCTGGCAGAGCACATGGCACAGGCAAACCGCAAGCCAAAGGCCGGGCAGGAAATCCGCCTGCTGGATATTCCGGCAGATGCCGGGGCAGGTCAGGGCATGTTTGAGGATCTCCACCATTACGCCGGCGGGGCTGCATTCTCAAGGGCGGTTACTGAGGCGGTATCAAAGCATTACGGCACGGCGGCCCTTTCGTTCCTGCTTAAGCTGGTGAAGCAGCCGCCCGATTGGGCAGCCAATGTAGTCAAGCGCCAGCAGCGGGAGTTTAAGGCGGCGCATGTGCCAGAGAATGCCGGCGGACAGGTAGAGCGGGCTGCCTTGCGCTTTGCCCTGGTGGGTACGGCTGGCGAGATGGCAACGGACTGTGAGATTACGGGCTGGCAGCCGGGTGAGGCAATGTCAGCAGCTGCGGCCTGTTTCAAAGCGTGGCTGAATCAGCGCGGTAGCTCTGGCAATCTTGAAGAAGTGCAGATGCTGGCACAGATTCGGCGCTTTTTTGAAGTGAATGGTGAAGCCCGCTTTACTGACTGGAATAGACCTGTTGCAGACGATACACATGCGCCAAAGACAGTTAACCGGGCGGGCTATAGAAGGCATATTGATGCCCAGGATGAAGAAGGCCGAACAATTTACACTGGTGAATACTACCCTGAAGGTGATGAAAAAATAGCCAAGGATACTGAATACTACGTTTTCCCTGTTACTTTTGAGCAAGAGGTATGCGCTGGGTTCGATTATCGTGCAGTCTGTCGGTTGATGGCCGATCGTGGCATGTTGCTGACTGAGGGCAAGAGCTTTAAACGCAAGGAGCGATTGCCTGGAGGTGAGTACCCTAGATGCTACAGAGTTACTTCAAAAATATTCAGTGATGAATAATGATGGTCAAATGTGTGGACGGTATGGGACTCGCCTGTTCAATTTGTCCCAACTGTCCCAACTCGTTTAAAAAAAGTTGGGACGGCTGGAAACCAGTAAAGACGCCATGTCCCAACTGTCCCAACCTGTCCCAACCGAAAATAACATAGCGTGAAAGCAAATCGCCGCGCGGGTGGGTGGGTTCATGAATACACCACAGCGCGAAAAATTCGGCGGGCAGCGCATTGCTGCCAGAGTGCGAAAGGACAGCCGCAAGCCTTCGCTGAGTGCATAGGGGGGGGGGTCAAAAGTCTAGATCAACTTCTCGCTAGACCGTTTGCCTAACCGAATTTTTATGTGCGGGGGTTTTGT